TGCGGAAAGTAAGAGGAATAGAGTGGGGTTCGAGCCCCCTTGCTTCCACTCGAAAAAGCTGATAAAATGGGCATTCCCGGGCAACGGGTAGTCGAATAGTAGTCAAAATAGTAGTCAAGCCTAAAACGAAAGGAGTTTTTTGCAAAGATTCCAATAATTTTATAGTGAATGAAATGTGACGGATACATGACGGGTAGACCGTCTTTTTTTATGCCAAAATTTAAGCATAAGGAGGAATGACCTTATGGCAAAATTCAGATTTTCAGATGAAGCACTGGAACGTATTTTTAGTAAAGAACAGATGGGAAGTGTTCCGCTTAAATATCAATCAATCGTAGTCCATGCCACAGAAGAAGTTATAGGAGAACTTGGTAATGCTTATGAATTTCAGTCCGTTGGGACTTATGAACAAGCCGACATATCAGACACTTGATGAAGTTGAAATTGCGAAACAGATAGAATCAATGGAAGAAAGGGAGAACAGCCATGCCGCAGCCGATTATGAATCCGAACTATTTCAATCCGCAGTATAGAACACCTATGTACGGACAGTTTATGCCACAGCAGGAACAGTTCCAACCACAGCAGTTTATGCAACAGCCGCAGCAAAACGCAGTACAGATGTACGGTCGTATTGTGCCGGCGCAAGAGTGCATAGCACCGAATGAAGTTCCTATGGATGGCAACACAGCATTCTTCCCCAAACAAGACCTGTCGGAGATCTATGCTAAATCCTGGGGAGCAGATGGGAAAATCTATACAAGGCTCTATAAGCCAGTTTTAGATGCAGACCCTAACAATTTACCACAGACAGCAGAAAAGACGAAATTTGACCTATCAGACGAAGCCACAGAGGTATTTATGAAGCGGTTTGATGAACTGGAGCAAAAGATTGAACAGTTAAAATCTTCGCAATCACAAAGAAAAACTCCACAATCGCAAAGAAAGGATGATGCAGATGCTTAAGTCAATGGTAAATCCACAACAGTTTATACAAAATATGATGGGGAACAGCCAGATCATGTCTAACGACATGGTAAAAAACGCTTATGGGATGGCTCAAAAAGGTGATTTCCAAGGAGTAGAAAATCTTGCGAGAAACATCTGCAAAACGAAAGGTATAAATCCTGATGATGTAATAAGACAGATAAAAAGTCAGTTTCCTTTTTAACAGCATATTAGAGGTTTGTGCACAAAACCCGGGAGACCTCTTTATGAATAAAATTATGGAGGTAATCTAATATGTTTGAAACAAACAACAGTCCTTTTACCATGCCTGTTATTCCGGCTGCCGGAAATGGCTACGGAAATAATGGTGCATTTGGTGACGGTGGATGGCTCTGGTTCATAGTCGTAATTTTTGCGATTTTTGGCGGTTGGGGCGGTAATGGATGGGGCGGTAATGGCTCTAATTCCAGTTACTACACTGATTCTGCATTGCAAAGAGGGTTCGACACCCAGTCTATCATCGGTAAACTGGACGGAATCAACAACGGTCTGTGTGACGGATTCTACGCTGTAAACAACGGTATGCTTACCGGATTTAATGGCGTAAATACCAACATTTTACAGACCGGCTATGGCATCCAACAGGCTATCAATGCAGACACTGTAGCAGGAATGCAGAATGCTAACGCTTTACAGGCACAGTTAGCACAGTGCTGCTGCGATACTCGTGAAGCTATCCAGGGTGTGAACTACAATATGGCAACGAATACTTGCGCATTGCAGAACACCATGAATAACAACACTCGTGATATTATCGACAGTCAGAATGCCGGTACGAGAGCAATCCTTGACTACTTATGCCAAGACAAGATTGCAACTTTACAGGCAGAGAATAACGATCTGCGCAGAGCAGCTTCACAGGATCGGCAGAATGCACTTCTCACTACTCAGATGGCGGCTCAGACACAGCAGATCATCAACACTGTGAAACCTGCACCTATTCCTGCATATCAGGTTCCCAACCCTAACGTATATTACGGGTGTGGTTGCAACACTGGTTGCGGATGCTAAAACTGCATATCGAGTAACTTAACCTTATGGTTATGTCTGCTATGCAGAATTACTGACAACATGGGGCAGACTATATGGTTTGCCCCTTTGATTTTGAAAGAGAGGTACTTTTTATGGCTGAATATACAGCAGTAGCATTACAGACTGTGGCAGCAGGAGCAGACATTGCTTTTACCGAAACTGCCGTAAATGGAAGTAACTGTATCAATCATAGAGAGGGATCCGGAATTGTGAAGTTAAGAGGTATCACTAATCAGTGCCGGGCGAGATTCCTTGTAAGTTATTCCGGTAACATTCAGATTCCCACTGGTGGAACTGTTGGGGAAATTTCCCTTGCACTGGCGGTAGACGGAGAACCTTTGCAGTCCACAAGAATGATTGTAACTCCGGCAGCAGTAGAGAATTTCTTCAATGTTTCTGCGCAGGCTTACATTGATGTTCCTCGTGGATGTTGCAGTACGGTAGCGGTTCAAAACACTTCTACACAGGCGATCGAAGTGCAGAACAGTAATTTAATTGCCGTTCGTGAAGCGTAGGAGGTGAAAAATCATGGATGTTAAAAGAATGCATGAAATGATTGAGAAACTTTCTGAATGCGCTAAAACGCAGTTTGACAAAGGAATTGACAAGGTAGATACTTGTGAAATGGGGAAAGTCGTTGACATGATGAAAGACCTGTCCGAAGCAATGTACTACCGGGAGTTGACAAAAACCATGCAGGAATATGACCCCGACGAAGTTATGGAAATGTTTGAACGGTACGGTGACGGTGGCAAACGTTTCTACGACCATTACCGCTATGCTGATGGAAGATTTGCACCTAAAGGGCATGGAACGTACCGTAGAGGATATGAGGAACCGCCTTATTATCACATGACACCGGAAATGTATCACCGTGACATGGATAGAGACATGGGAAGAATGTACTACACTGAAGCTTCTACATCTACTGGTCCCATGCGTGATGCAAGAGAGGGTAGAAGCGGAATGAGCCGCAGAACCTATATGGAAAATAAGGAACTGCATAAGGCAAATACACAGCAGGACAAAGAAGCAAAAGTCCGTGACCTGAACACCTACATGACCGAACTGGCAACGGATATGTCTGAAATCATTAATGATGCCACACCGGAAGAGAAGTCTGTCCTTAAAAGCAAGCTTTCTGCACTGGTTACAAAAATCGGATAACACACATAAGGGGCTTATTTAGCCCCTTTTATGTTGGAGGTGGTAAGATGTTCACAATAAATGGAATCGTTTGGAATTTAAGGCTTTTAGAGCCACACAGCACTATGTTAATGCGTTCTGATAACACATATACGTTTGGAATGACAGACCGAAATACGCAGTGCATTTATATTTCCAACAGAATCAATGGCTCATTCTTTGACCGTGTTCTCTGCCATGAGTTGTGCCATGCGTTTGCATTTTCATACAACCTTACCATGCCGATTGAGGTAGAAGAGATTGTCGCAGACTTCCTAGCCACTTATGGAAGAAATGTGTTTACACTGGCTGATGAAATTATCAAAAATTACATGAGAATGCTTGCGTAGTGCTTTTACAAATGCTATAATTATAATTGTTCAGGTTATAATTTAAACCAGCTGAACAGTAGCAATACTTTTCAGCAAAAGCGCATTAAACATGTATTTTTAAAAAAAGAGTGTCCTTGTCGTGGAGGGCATTCTTTTTTTGCTTAAAATAAGAGCACCCTTGCGGATGCTCTAAAAATTACTCTATATATAATGGCATAAATTCACATTTGTTGTAACCTCTCCATGAATTCGTACTGTATCCTATTATTTTTCCATATACAGTTATTTTTTCACCACCGGAATAATCGGTTGCGTTTAATCCATAATCATTAGAAAACAGTACATTGATTTGTTCCCCCATATAGCTTTCAGTACCTTCCCTCAAAACACAGCATTTTAAAAAATTCCGCTGTAAATTATATTCTCCAAACATTTCTTGAATATAATCATAATACATATCTTTTGCTCTTAATTCATAAAGTTCTGACACAAAAAGATTTAGTTTTACATCTTTTCCCTCTAAATCATCTTGGGAGAAAAATATATCATCATAGAATAATTCAACACATGATTTTTTATATTCCTCTTCTGATAAATCATCTTCCTGCTCATATTCTACATAATTTTCATTTTCCATTACATTACTTTCTGATTGAGTAGCCGTAGACTCTATTTTAGAATCTGTTTCTTGATTTGTATTTTCTCCTTGATAATCAAGATAGTTTTCGACTGATTCATTTGGTACTTCCATAGTTTTACTTTCTGCTTCTGTCAAAGACTCTATACTTACATTATTTGAAACATTTTGGTTTTCCACATTTTGACCACCTAAAAAATAAACAAGAATTACAATTACAGAAAAAATAATTGAAAACCATGAACCGCTGTGATTTTTGTTATTTTTATCGCCTTTAACAATATCAATAATGGCTAAAATAATTGCTACTGGAATTGTAAGACCAAGAAGAGTGAACACAACAGATAGTATACTTAATATGCTTTGCTTTTTCTTTTTCTTATTTTGTTGTTCCACAATATCAATGTCAAATTTAGCCATGCAAGAATCACAATAACCTATTCTGTGATACACAGGAAGACCTTTCTCATCAGTAGCCACCTGTTCCGGAACAACTCTCATTTCTGAACCACATTTGTAGCATTTCATATAAAAATCCCCTTTCGTTTTTTATAAAATTGTAGCACATGATAGGAAATATGTCACGAATGTGAAGAAAATTTTCGGGTCAAATTTTTCGATACCCCCGTAGGCCTGCATTTTCAACAGAAAATCTCGTTTTCAGAGGTTTTTAAAAGAAAATTTTTTCGTCAAAATATAATGCCTTTTTCAAAATACCCCCCGGGGTAGCACTTTTCAAGCTGAAAAATCCGTTTTCAGAGATTTTTCACTAATTTTTTTATGCCGATTCAAGGCATGAAACGCTTGTAAGCTCCTGTGGTGCATCCGGTCACCGTGTCGCAGCTTTCGCAAGGTCTCCGACAGCCGAAAAAATAGCATCGTGCGCAGACCGTAGCAGCTCCGCAGATTCCGGAGACAGACATCCCCTGGCAGATTCCACATTTAAAACCGTTTCCAGCCGTTCCCCGGCATCCGATACGCTTTCCATAATGTCATATACATGACCGATCCCCAATTTTCGCATTTTGGCAAAATCCCCCTTGTAATATTTGATTGTACACCAAGACAGCGCAAACCGTCAATATACCCGTGCACATGATCCGACCGGATCCGGCAGAAGAGTAACACAAGTAGACCGCCAAACGGCAGCAGATCACACAGGACACGACAAAAAGACGGTTGTAAGCCGTCTTTTATCTGTTTTCAAGTTCAAAAATTGCCCACCGCAGGGCGGCAGTTGTCTCCGTGTCTTGCTCACGTTCTGCACGCTCTAATAGTTTGTAAAGTCTTTCAAGGTTCTTTTCTTTCATCCTGGTGACCTCCTATTTTTAATTTTTAGGTAAATTCCACCCATAAAACCGCCGCCGGTAGTGATCCGGCTGGCATCCTCTGCGGCGGCTGTCAAGGTTCAAAATCTATAATTCCTAAATAAAATTGATCTTTAAAGTTATTAAAAAAATGATCTTTTAAATCTGATAATGTTTTTTCTCCATTTTTTAACGCTTCAAAATCACTCAACACCATTTCATCAGTATAATTTGCAAATTTATTATAACTGATTGATATTCTAAATTTTTCTCCAGATTTTACCCAACCCAAACGACCGGAATTTTTAGCAACTGGATATACACCTATTACATAACCATATAAATCTTTATAATCTTTTGTGTTTTTATCGTGCCAATCCTCTAGTTGTATTTCTGTACCGTCAGGCATTGCCGAAATTTCTATAATTTTCATTTTCTCGTTCCTCCATATTTTCAATTTTCCCCGTTTCCAGGGTAAAAGCAAGCCGGGACTCGATCCCGGTTGTAAGCCTGTCTTACTTGCTTAATTCTTTATAATATCTGATGATTTACCCGGCAGCAATGACGGAAACTAAAGCGGTTATAATTTCCATGTCGTACACCTATTATTCAGCCTTTCTTGCGTGTTTTTCAAGTTCCCTGAAAAGCAAATGGCAAGCTATTTTTTCGGATTCTTCCTCGGTGTATTTTGCTTTTTCTTCTTCTGCCTGCTCCAAGATTTTTCCCACCCAGTCGGATGCAGAACGCAAATAAATTTCATCAGATACAGGGAAAGCGGTTGGAAGTCCTGACATCCAGTCAATAAATAATTCTTGGCGGCTCATTCTCCTGCAATCATATTTTACTTTTTCAATGTAAAATGCGTTCATGATATCTTTACAAATATCGTTGTATTCTTTCTTCGCTTCCCTGCCGTTAAAGGTATAATATTCTTCCGCTGATTCGTAAGCGTCAATAATTTCCTTTTTTATGTTCTCCATTGCCTTTTTACAATTTGTTTTCAACATATTGCTTTTACCTTTTCACCCGTGTTATAATTTGGGTGCCTTTCTTTTTGGGTGCCGCTCGGAAGTCTTGCAGGATGCCGGGCGGCTTTTTTATTTGTTGAGATAACTATAACAGATATAAGGCACAAAAGCAAGATGCAATAATATACAAATATAAGGCACAAAATAAGCTCTTTTGTTGTGCAAAATATATAAGGCACAAAAAACATGATTATATTATAGTAGATAAAAAATAATATTGACATATAAGGCACAAACAAATATAATAAAGATACATTTATATAAGGAGGTGCAAACAATGGAGCGAAAAACTACAGATGCAACAAGAAAAGCGATTTACAAATACGACAACAAATTTGAACGGGTGAATTGCCGTTTTGCAACTGGCACAAAAGACCGCATCAATAAATTAGGTTATAAGAGTGTAAATGATTTTATAAAATTAGCTGTTGCGGAAAAACTGGAGCATGACGAAAAAATATTAAAATAAGGCACAAAAACATATTGACATATAAGGCACAAAATGCTATAGTGATATCACGATATCAAACAAGTGATATCACACTAATGATGTCATGATATCACACAAATGATATCACAAAAAACTAATGATATCACATAAATGATATCACAAGAAAAGGAGGTGCTAAAATGGCGGAAACATTTAACCAAATGATTAGATTCCCGAAAGACCTAGAACCGCAGATCAAAGCGCAAGCAGAAAAGAACTGTGTAAGTGTCAACCAGTTTGTTATAGGTGCCGTGATTGCAGCATTGCAACCAGTACAGCCGCAGACAGTAACAGAGCAACCGAAAGAAACACCCGTGACAGGCTCTAAAAGCCCCATAGACGAGAAAATCGCACTCATGCAGGCAAATGAACGGCTACACGCTTTACAAGCCAAAACAGCGGCAGAAAGAGCCGCTAGAGAGCATGGAGAAGTTAAACCAGTTATAAAACATCCTCCGAAATGGGCAGGCTTACCCGGACAGCGGCCAGACGAAAGCAATGTTGAATGGGTAGAACGCAAGAGGAAAGAAGCGGAAGAAATTTATAAGCAAGGTATGGAACGAATACAAAGAGAAAAGGAGCAGAAAGCATGACAGGAACACCAGAGCAGATCACAGCAAAGAAAGCCGCCCGGATCGTATCGACTTGTAGAGCGTTTTTCCCGTGGTATGAACCGCAGATAAAAGACAAATTCGAGCGGCAAGCGTGGGAAGAGTTAAAAGCCAAAGTTATCCCAGAGGTGGAAAGCTACACAGATGCTGCACAACTGATAGCGGATCGGCAGAAATTCGCAGACAAAACGTTGTTGCAAAAAATATTTATCAGGGCGTGCAGTCTTCGGTCACTGGATCCGGAATACCACAGAAATTTGGTACAGAAAAAGAAACAATTAGAGGACGAGCGTTGGAACCGATTACAGGACAGGCGGAAAAGATACAGTACATATTGTTAAAAATGAAAGGTTAAAAGGTGGCAAAAATGAGAAAAACAGTAGTAAACGAGTATGGAGTAAACATTGATTATGATTTGTCGGTATCTTTTATGGATGACGATTTGCGAGAGGAGATACACGGAGATCTTGCACCGTGCACAGATCAGCAATTTTTTGACGAGTATGCAAAACGGCACGAGCAAAAATTTAATGAGGTTTGGGAGCTGGCAAAAGAAAACCCTTGTTATTAAATATTCAGCGGAGCCGAAAAGCTCCGCTTTTTTGCATTGGAGTAAAAAGATGAAAGATAATATACTACCAAGAATCTGCAGAACGTGCGGAAACAGCTTTTTAGGTGGTCCAAGGGCGTTTTACTGCCCGGAATGCAGAGAGGAGCGAAAAAAAGAGCAAAGCAAGAAATATAAAGAGTGCATAAAACACGGCTCTATAATTACGCTCGGATCTGTTATACAGTGCGAGTCTTGCGGATGTGATATAATTAAATGCAGCGGCTTACAAAGATTTTGCCCTCAATGCGCTAAAAAACATTTAAAAATAATTGATAATAAACAATCTGAGGATTGGAATAAAAAGAACAAAGAAAAAGTCAAGAAATCGAAAAAAATATATATCGATAAAAAGCAATCAACCGGAATACATAAAAATAGCGGCATCCCTGGTGTTAATTGGGACACTGTAAAAAATAAATGGATTGCTTGCGTATCTGTTAATCACAGGCAAATCAAGATTGTGACCACATCAAACATAAATGTAGCAAAATCGGCAAGAGAGGAGGCGCAAAAAGCAAAAGAATCCGGATTATTAACAGATGATTTTATAAACATATTAAAATCAAAATATCGTAATCTATAAGCAGGTGTAACAGCCTGCTTTTCTTGATCTATTTTCACTGTGACATTTTAATGTGCTAAATTTTGTAGACAAATTGTAGACATTTTGTAGACGCAGATTAAATAAAAGGAGATTAGATAAAATAAAGGTTAGATAAAATAAAAGTAAATAAGTGCAGAAAGACATTGTATAACCAAGTATATATAAATACTAGAGCCGACCAGCTGCCACCATGTACCCATCTGCAAAAATTACCTGTCTGTCTGTCAAAAAATCCCATTTGTCAAATTTACACGGATGATATTTTTTAATCGCATGATTTTTATTTGATCAGGATCACCGGCAGACATACCACCATAACAAATTGTCAAATGCGTAAAAGGTTGTTGTGGATTTATAAATAGGTCTTGTGGTATGATAAAAGCAGTTAGGGAGCCGACGTTAACACGGTGCGAGTGACAGCGGTACAGATCCAACCCCCTCTGGATACGCAGCCGCCCAGATTGTAACCAAGACCACCGGAGCCGACAGACCAGAACCGATCAGAAGTCACTAGCTGATCACTTTTATAAATTTATGTTTTACATGATCTGCGGAGGAGATCAAAAAACATAGGTTTATTGAGTGATGCTTGTGATTTTTTTATTGCAGATTTTTAGGAGGTGTAGAGCATGGAAAAAGTCGAAAATACAGAAACATCCCAGGTATATGAGAACGATATGGAATTATACCTTTCCCAGTTCTGCAAGGATCAGAAAATCGAGGATATCAGACAAGAGTCTCAGAGCGTCTGGAATGCTGCACTTATGTATATCAAACGGCATGCATTTAATGAGCCTGACTGTCTTAAGTCTAAATCCCTTGTAAATACTACTGGATCATTTACAGGTGGAGTAAGTAACTATAATGCTTATAACTATGACTTAGTTAATCGTATATGTGATTATTATATATATATGTGTATGATGTATGACAAAGAAGTATCTGCAATAGGGTTTAGCTTATTAACAGGCATAGACAGATATACAATAGCTACTTGGAGAGATGAGGGCACTAAATTAAGTCCATCGTGTTCTGACATCGGCAAAAAGATATCGGATTTTCGTGAAGAGTCTTTAAGCGCAAAGTTGGCCACAGCAAAGCGTAACCCTGTCGGGATCCTGGCAATCCTAAATCGCCACTACGGTTGGAACCTTCCGGGAGTATCGAGAGAGCAACAGAACCACAAGCAAGCGTTGACCGCTTCGGATCTGCCACAGTTAGGTGGTCAAATAAGACAAAATACATCAATGTTGACCGATTCCGGAGCGTATGACGATAGCAACGTAGATGCGAATGAGTAGCAACAACTTTAGAAACGTGCAGAAATATGGGATAGTTAAGGACGTGTCAATAAAGACTGCGCGAAGCACGAATTTTGCGCATAGTTGAAATATGTTGGTGATGATGGGGGAGGGGGTTTATAGAAATTCGGAAACCCGCCCTACTAAGTACAGTAAACTACCCAAAAAATAAAAAGGCTTCGACAGGAGGTGATACTAACATGGAGTTATCTTACACACAAAACAAATTGCAATTTAACAGACCGTCATTTAAGGACGAACTTAAAGATAAGCTTGGAACAGTTTGCTGTAACTGTGGAAGTAATTTGGATGTAGAGTATCACCATGTAGTTCCTTTGGCATTGGGAGGAACAAACAATATAGGGAACATTGTACCTCTTTGCCATGTTTGCCATCAAATTGCACATGGATCATTAAACATAAGGGTCATAAAAAGAGCGGAGAAAACAGGAAGACCTAAAATGTTGCCGGCATCAAACTATTTAGAAATTTTAGAGGAGTACAAAACTGGAAAGATAGGCAAGAAAGAATGTGAGCAAAAACTAAACATTTCCGGTGGAAACAAGCTATCTGACAAGTGGTACTACAAAGAATACCTGAGAGACAATCACATCAAGGTTATAAAGAACCGAGTAGATATGCTTAGTATTCCAAAGTGCCAGAAAGTGGATCATTCTGCAGAACCGATTGCAAGAGTTATTTATGATGACGGACGGGAAGAAAAGTTTTACAGAGAATGTGGATGATTTTTAAAAAATTCTCAAAAATAAAAAAGACCCTTAGGAGGTGTACCACATGATTTTCATTTACATAGTTTTAGCATGGATACTGGTTCAATTGCATGCTCCTGCATGGGTGTATATCCTGTTCATCATCGGAGTATTTTTAAGAGCAGTAGTCATAAGCAAGGATTAAGCGTATGCAGATATTTGGGAAAGAGATAAAAGACGAATGTTCAAAATGTGGTGAAGTTCTGCAATGCGAATTATTTCTGAAAGGTCACGGAATCAAAAGAGACCGTGAGAACGTTACAGAAATGGTTAGCTGTCAGATGAAGCACCAAAAGAGCAGGCTTGATAAAGAGCCTAAAGAAGATTTGCCAGTTAAGGAGAAATGTGAATTGCCACCGGAGATTAAAGAGATCTACACAGAAGTTTGGAAAATCCATAAAGAGTGCGCTAATCCGAAAACGGATGATGACTGGTCGTATCTTATCCGGCAAGGCAATCTGCTGATTAAAATGCACAACAATAGCCAGTTTGCTAAAGCACTGGTAATGGCAATGATTGATGAAATTGAAGAAAGGAAGAAGAAAAAATGAAAAAGATAATCAGGAAATTCTTAAAAGTATGTTCTTCAACAGCATTACTTACTATTTGCGGAAGTTGTTTTCAGATTGCAAGGGATTCTAGTGCAGATACAATTTCGAGAGTGCTGTGCATTGCGTTCGGACTGATATTTATGATTGCAAATTACTTTGTGTGGGAGGTAGAGTTAACATGATTTTATTCATAATTTTGAAAATCGTGACAACCGCAGTAATGGCGTTTTTCGCAATAGCAAGTGCATTTGATGCTCCTAAACAGAAAAAAGCATCAGACGGAGTTATTTTATTTGCGTTCGCAATGTTCCTTGCATTTGGAATAACTTTCGCGTGGGTATAGCCTATGTGGTTACCGGAGATTATGCGAATTATCCCATATCACAATTTTGAATGGGTTAAATTCATAAAGCCATTGTTATTGCCGAATATCCGGTGTTGTGTTGGCATTGGATATGTGGCAGAGAAATCAAGGCATCAAGAGTGTATGTAGCCTGTGTGTGGGAAACGAAAAATGGAATAATGCGTTTGACAACACAAAGTTTTTCAAAGTACCGTGCACAGGCGTTAAAATTTTTTAGATAGATCAATATAGGGTGTTTCACGAAAAAAATAATCCGGGAGCAGATGGTCTCTCTCCCGGAGTTTAGGACTATCGCCAAGCGGTAAGGCACAGCACTTTGACTGCTGCATCCCAGGTCCGAATCCTGGTAGTCCTGTTTCGCAGATGTTTTCTTCTTTCGGTCTTTGCCATCTGCGAATTGTCTTCCATACTTTTCCATTGGAGACACTCCTTTCACCTCATAGCGGAATGCTGTTAAGAGCCGTCACAAGGCTCGTGAGGGTTTAACCGGTTTATGATAGCCCGGTTTTTGCGGAATACCGTTGTAGGTTTTAATCCGTGGGTTGTCAGTAAAGACATTAAAATCCCGCACAGCCATTGCGGACATAAAATTGGCGTAGGTGGTTGGGTCGCTCCCAACTAGCAGGTAACTGGCGGATGCCCTGCGAAAATAAAAATAGCCATAAGCGTTGCGCTGCGTCAGCGCCTTAAATGTAGGCATACAGCTTATGGAAACGCACATTGGGATGTAGCGCAGTTGGCGAGAGCGGCTGTCTTATACACAGTATGTCATGGGTTCAAGTCCCATCATCCCAATAGGTGTTGTTGCAAGTACACTCCGAGTATGCTTATTACAGAAGCATAGGGGATAAATACACCGGTTAATGTTTATCTCATGGGAACTTGATAGAGCCGCTTGCGGCTGACTAAAAGATCCTTGGGCAGAGGAAAACCAAGTAAAAAACCTCCCCTTGCAGATATGGTGTAATGGTATCACAGTAGCTTGCTAAGCTATCCAGCAGAAATGCTGTCAAGGTTCAAATCCTTGTATCTGCGTTTATCTTTATCTCCACTTAGTCTGGCACTACTGCAATAGTTCAGGTCGATGGGAGATGTATGGATAGTAGTTGCTCATTATCGGTTAACGAAAAACACTTCTGTGAGTAGAATTTGCAGATTCAAAAGCAGTCGAGCCTTGTTTGGGTCGGGTGGGTTCGACTCCCACGGCAACTATTCCCTGTCTAAAACGTAAGCCACATACGATTAGCGAAAACCAAGCCTATGAAGTAGAGAACAGACAAGACTGTGAGATTGTGGATAGTCAGTGACAAGTGGGCGGTGCACATTTGGTTATGGCAAGCGCAAGCCATAAAAGGTTTTACGGTGCGATTCCCATGCATAGCTTTAGTGGAAGAGCGGCATCCGCATAGGATGTGTGTCGGAGGTTCGATTCCTTCTGCATGGGTTACGGAGGATATGAGGATGAATGGATTGAAAGACTATCAACCGCAAACAAAAGCATTACGAAATTTTGGTATAGATGTTTCCAAAGAAGCGGTAGAAAAATATGCTTTGGAAAATTTTGGTAAAATTCCACAAAATCAGATTGAAAGAGATTCTGCGAGAGACTGTAAAATAATAGAAGAAAGCAGAAGGATTGTGAAATAAAAATGAAAGACACGATATTATACATCAGCGATAGAGAAGAAAAAATAGTAGATTTCTTAAAATATCTTCAAAAGAAACTTGAAGATAATAAAAAGTGGTGCGATTTAGATTATCAGCACGATATTTTAAAAACAGAAAATTATGATATTGTTGGAAAATCATTTTATGGGAATCGTTTAGGATGTGGATATGGGTATTGTTTGTATTACTGCATAGACGAATTGATTGACAAAAATAAAATGACAGAAAAAGATAATGAACAACTAAAGGAAATTTTGTTTCATGTCAGAGAAGGAGCAAAAGAAGTATCCGAACTGGAAATATTGTGTATGTTAGGTTTGGTTTGAAAGGTTGGTGGAGTAATGAAGCCATTAGAAGAAATATTTTTCAGAGCTTGCGTGAATGAGCAGAAAAGAAAATTACATTTTAGTGATCGGGAATTGAGCATAAGAACTATTGGTAATATTTTTGAAAGGCTTGGATTTTCGTACAAGCAGTTAATGTATTATGTCAGCAAATGGTCTGACAAGGGATTTTATAATTATGGAGTGACGCTTGACTTAGGCTGGTTTGAATTTGACAAGCTGACCGGAGAATATAAGAAGATTTATGATTATATGACAAGTACGGACGGATGGAAAGATGGAGAACTTGCAAATTATATTGTCAGTAATTCGTTTAATCGGGAAAGATAACAAATTTTGCATTGAAAAAGCATCTTGGAATTGGAAAAGATGAGGACTTCTTCAATCCATACAAAGAGGGGTAACTAATGAAACATATCAAAGAATGGAACACTTGCGATAGGTGTGGAGTAGAAATAAAGAATACACTTATCAGAAAAGGAAGAATGAACATTAAGACAGAAGTGCAGGAAGGATACCATGCGAGCGATGTTCTTAACGATTTTGAAATTATTCTGTACACGAAAGAAGCACAATTTGAACTTTGCCCTAAGTGCCGGAAAGAGTTTGAGAGGTTTATGAGAAATGATTAAAATATTTAAAATGCCTAAAAATGTGATAATTCCAAAAGTTAGAGTTGAAAAAGCTGGGGAAGAAGTAATGACGGTTGCGTTTGATTTAGCATTAGGAACTGATGATGTTCCAATAGCAATGGTATTTGAGAATCATAACGGACAAACTTATATCAGAAAACTTATCAAAGATGATGAAGCGTTGGAACTGCATAAGTTGTTGACAGAATAGGAGTTTTGAAATGAGCATGGCGGAAGTGATTAAATCAATAGAGTGTGGAGCGTTTAGAGAGATACAGCCACATAAAATAGGTGGTAGAAACGGTGAGTCTATAGATTGTTCCACTTTAGAAGATGAACCTGTTATTGTGGCAGATAATGAAGCAGACAGGCAAGCGTTGAAAGATTGCTTTAAGGGGTGAGATTATGAAAATAACAGAAATGAATAACTGCATTGAAAAAATGCGTGATTGTTACAAGTTTGATGATAATAAAACGGAAATAAGACTTGGGGATATGATAAGTGGCTTTGACAAATATGTAACTGTCTGTACACGTGATGAAAATGGAACACAGATTGAAATGACAAGACATGCAGACGAATTAGAATAAACAAAATCACCGGCTAACAAACGGAGTTAGTCGCTAACCTAGAAAAATTATAGGCAGAATCCTATAAGGCACTTCTGCCACAAGCGGAGGTGCTTTTTCTTTTGGCAAGTCAGAGCCTTATATCGGCAGTAAACAGTTACGACAAGTACATAGAGCAACATGGGATTGATGAACAGGTCATTGATGCGTACATACAGGCATTATCGGTTGCATTTCGGTCAGAAAATGATGTTAAGTACGGATTGCAGCAATCAGCAAAAGCAAAAACATACATTGCACAATATGTCAAGGATAAGACCGGCGGCAGGGTTGCAGACCTGGAAGTTTACGCAGGGGATAACAATACTTCATACAAGGTTTTGGAGCAATTCTACAATGTTTTAATGTACGAAGCAGCTTATCTTGTGGATAGCTTTTTCTATTACATTGAAATTGATGAAAAAGATCCGTGGAAGAGGTTCTATTTTCCGAGAAGACAGGTTCTAAAGCCGGTAGTCGGAGCATATCAAGAGATTTACGATGGAAAACTGGATTTCTTATCAGTTTCACAACCGAAACGTACTGGGAAAACCACCGGAGGACTAAAACTGGCACAGATGATGGGCGGCAGAGACCCGGACGGAAGCATTTTCGGTGTAGGAAAAGGTGAAGGACTGGTAAAGAGGTTCTACGGTGGTCTTTTACAAGGATTTGAGACTGAAAGTACTTATCAGCGGTTTTTAAGTGTTTTTCCGGAAGCTACAAAAATAAGCAAAGATGGATACAAGAGCGCAGAAAACCTTTCCATAGACCTAAAAAGCAAGAATATCTTTCCAACATTTACTTGCCGACCTATTGATGGCGCAATCGTAGGTTGTACCGAAGCAAACGTGCTTGTCTATATTGATGACTGCGTAAAGAACCATGAGGAAGCAAGAAACAGAGACAGGCTAGAGTTCCTGTGTGAAAAGGTCACAGATGACGTTTTAGGACGTAGATTAGAGGGTACACCTATTATTATCCAGGGAACAAAATACAGCCTGTATGACCCTATTACAGCGTTACAGACCAAGGCTGATGAACTAGGGTGGAGATGGAAAGAGGTTGCAATTCCGGCACTTGACCCTGTAACGGACGAAAGTAACTGGGAAATATACCGTAAGGATAAATGGGGACTTAGAAAGATTTTTACAACGGACTATTATCGGAAAGAGAGAAAACTTGTTTCAGAGGAAACATGGGAATCTGAGTTTCAACAATCACCGTTTGAAGCAAAGGGACGTATGTTTGCTGAAAAGGAATTGAACTACTTTGAAGAACTTCCGATTGACAGAGAACCAGACGCAATCATGGCGGCCTGTGATAGCGCAGATAAAGGAGAAGATAGCTGCTCAATGCCTATCGGTTATGTGTACGGAAACGAGGTCTACATAGTAGATGTTGTGTTTGATAATGCAGGAACACAGTTTACGAAGCCGGAATGTGCAAATATGCTTATTAAGCACAATGTAAAGACTGTGACATTTGAGAGTAACAGTGCCGGAGAATACTTCGGTCGTGATGTTATGGACATTGTAAAGTCGCAGGGAGGAAGATGTAGCGCAAGGTTTAAGTTTAACTGTTCCAACAAAATTACGAGAATGGAAAATGCAAGGGATAATGTAATTCGTGATTATTATTTTCGTGATTTCAAGAAAATGGACAGGCAGAGCCAGTACTACAAATTCATGAAGGAATTAACCACTATGACACGTAGCGGAAAAGTAAAACACGATGATGCACCAGATAGCATTGCATTGTTTGAAAATGAGATGCGTAGCGGATACATAAAGCCAACAGTAATTTTGCCAAGCCCTATATAGGAGGTAAATCGAATGGTGACCAAAGAGGTTTTATCTCAATACATAGATTTACAGGAAGAAATCAAAGAAGTACAGCAGAAGATTAAAAAACTTGAATCGGATATCAGAAAAATTGAATCGGATGGGAATGTTGTTGACAGCGTATCAGGTGGATGCGGGGGCACTGAACATTTCCGTATTGAAGGATTCCCTTATCCAGAGTACAGCAGAAAACGAACTTTGCTTTATTCAAGAAAGGCTACTTTACAGCTTTTAGAGGACGATTTACTGCAAAAAAATAATGAAGTCGAAGAATTTATTGCAAGCGTTCAGGACAGTCGTATAAGACGGATCATAAATTTACGTTTTATTGAAAAATTATCATGGAACAAGGTTGCTGATAGAATCGGTGGTGGAAACACAGAGGATAGCGTAAGAAAAGCATTCGATCGTTACATGGCAAATTAAACTTGTCCGATATGTCCGATTTTTCCGTGATACTATTAAGATGCAGAAAGATTCCAAGATATTTTTCATTTCCTCCTCAGATAATGTGAAGACTCCAGAAATACCGCTTTTATCAGCAAGGGCGGTATTTTTGTGCGCAGAAAAGAGGTATTTATGATTTTTAACCAAAAAATTAGAGTGTACTGTCCGAAATGCGGACGGTTGGTCGGTGAATGCAGTTCAAAATCACATATCGACAAGAAATATAAGTGCCGGAATTGCAATAAGATGGTTGTTTACCATACAGAGACCGGAGAACGTGAGATCAAGAAACTTACAAAAAGAGATCAGAGCAGCGGAATGACATTTATGTAGGTGATAAAAATGCAAACTGGAAGAATTGTACTTTATACGGATGTAGAAGAAATTACATACAAAAATGTCATTGATGTTTTGAGGAATGCCATGACAGACCATAGGGTAAATGCAGCAAGAATTAGATACCTCATGGAGTATGATGAAGGAAATCAGCCACTTAAAAGAAAAAAGAAAGTAAGAACAGACATTGATTGCCATTGCGTAGATAATGTGGCAAATGAGATAACGGAATTTTGGAGTTCATTCGGCTTCGGGAATCCTATTACGTTGGTTCAGACTGGAGATGCAGAGGATAAAGAGATTGCAGAGGGAGTAAAAAACCTTAATAAGCAATACAATCTTGTAAAAATCAAAACAAAAACACAAGAAATTGCAAGACCTATGTTAATAGGTGCTATTTGCAATGTTTTAATCGACGTAAATACAGAATGGAAACCTGGGAAAGCATATTTTACATATGATGTACTTAATCCAATGACTTCATTTGTTATCAAGTCAAGCTATTACGCAGATCGAAGAACAATGCTTGGAGTAACATTCCGGCATGATAAAAACAGCGGAAGTACATACTACACTTGTTACAGTAAAGACAGCAGATACGAAATTAGGGATATGAACAAAATCATCAATGGCGATGCTGTTGAAGATGATGCTAATAAATGGAAACACGAAGAAAGAAGCGGAGAAAAAAATCCTTTAGGAGTTGTCCCTATTGTTGAGTATTTCCGGTCTTATGATCGTATGGGAGTGTGGGAGCGACAAATTTCCGAAATGGATAATTTGAATCTTATGATTTCGGATTTCTCCAATGATGTCGACCAGAATACACAAGCTATATGGCACACAAATGATGTTGATTTTCCTGTTGTTGAAGAAAAAAACGAAGATGGCACAGTTACAGAAAGCGTAAGAAAGCCAAAATCTGGCGAATGGATGCAAACATATACGGCATCCGATGGAAAAACACCTATTGTAGAAGCACTTGCTGTTGATTATGACTACGAAGGAATGCTTAACAATATACAGGTACGGAGACAAACAATCTTGCAAAAGTGCAATGTACCGCAAAGAAATGATAATTCTGGTGGCAGTACTGGTGTCGCAATGAGTGATGCTACAGGGTGGAGCCATGCAGAAGCAGCGGCATCAAAACAGCAGATGATTATTGATTCGTGCAAAATGGAAGAGGTTGAGGTTGTGTTAGCAGCTATCAATGCATCTTCCTATGTTCCGCAAGATGATCCAATGAGAAAACTTACAATAGCTGATTTAGAGCCAAACATCAAGCGACAAAAAACGTACGAAATGTCAACAAAAGTCAATGCAATGGCTACTATGCTCAGTCATGGATTTAGTCTTGAAGATACTACTGATTCCATCCCGTTTTTCGATGATCCAAGCAAGGTATGCAGCAGAAGTGGAGAAGGAGTTCGCAAATACCAAGAAACTATTTATAAAACAAATAGTCAAAATGCTGGAGAAGGTGGGGATGGAGAGAAAGAACCAAATTCGGAAAGGACAATGCAAGACTTGTCAGACCAAATTTCTAACAGCCCTTTAATTGATAAGAGCCGTACAGACAAATAAATATCATGATATCAAGCCATTGGGTTTTCCCAGTGGCTTTTTATATGCCTTACGTCAGAGAAGACGTTAATCGCAAGAACTTAGAGAAAAAGTATAAAGAGCAAGATTAAGAAAGAATGAGGTAAAAATCATGGCAGATGTAACCACACAGACAACAGAAACACAAAAAACAGAAGTTAGTGGACAACAGATTGAAAGCAAACAGCCTACTGTTGAAGAACTCATGGCGCAACTTGCTACAGAAAGAGCTGAAAAAGAGAAGTATAAAAACAGATCTGATAAAGCTAGTTCGGAAGCAGCAGAGTACAAGAAACAACTTCGATCGAAGCAGACTGCGGAAGAGCAGGAAGCAGAAGCAAAAGCAGAAGCACAAAGAATTGCGGACGAAGAAAGAGAGTCCATGCGAAAAGAACTTAACCACATTAAGGCAGTAGCTGCCTACAAGGGAGTTTCTGAAAAATCTGTTGAAAAGTTGATTGATGCGGTTTCGGAATCTGACCATACCGCCATTGCAACTATTATTGAAAACGAAAAAAAAGCGGCAGTAGCAGAAGCACAGGCTGAATGGATGCGCACAAGACCAAGAGTGAATATCGGTGGCGGCGAATACTCTGGTATGACCAAAGATCAGATTATGGCAATTCCGGACAGAAATGAGCGCAGACGTGCTATTGCAATGAATCAAGATTTATTTTAGGAGGTATAAACTATGGCAGCAGAAAACAATCTGATTAAGAAAGATGACCTTGCAAGAGCAAGAGAAATTGAATTCGTAACCCTTTTTGGGTATTCCATTAAAAAGTTGGTAGAAGCCCTTGGAGTAACCAGAAAAATCCCTAAGGCAGCAGGAACCATGTTGAAGTCCTACAAGGCAGTAGGAACTCTTCAAGATGGACTGGTTGCAGAAGGAGATACCATTCCTCTTTCTAAATACAAAACTGTACCCGTCAACTATGAAGAGATTACTTTGAAGAAGTGGAGAAAAGCCACTTCCGCAGAAGCCATCATCGAAAAGGGGTACGATCAAGCGGTTGTAATGACTGGCGACGAAATGCTGAAAGATGTGCAGAAGGGAATCCGTAAGAACTTCTTTGATTTTCTTTCTACTGGCACAGGCTCTGCTTCTGGAAAGACTTTCCAAGCTGCACTTGCACAGGCATGGGGACAGTTACAGGTGCTGTTTGAAGATGATGAAATTCAAGCAGTATACTTCATGAATCCGCTGGATGTGGCAGATTATCTGGCAACCGCACAAATCTCTTTACAAAATGCTTTTGGCATGACCTATGTAGAGAACTTCCTTGGACTTGGCACTGTTATCTTTAACAGTTCTGTACCAAAGGGAAGCATCTATGCAACCGCAAAAGATAATATTGTTCTGTACTACATTCCTGTAAACGGTGCGGATCTGGATGAAGCGTTCACTTTTACTTCTGATGCAACCGGATATATTGGAATCCATGAAACGCCGGATTATGACAACATGACCTGTAAGGACACTGTTATTTCTGGCATTGTTCTTTTCGCAGAAAGAATTGACGGCATTGTAGTGTCCACAATTACAGGAGATAACACTCTTGGTACACTGACTGTTACCAGTATTGCAAGCGCCACAGATAATGGTAAAACAAAGATTACTGTAAGCCCTAGCAAAGGCGCAGGTAACTCTTATAAGTACAAGATTGGAGAATCCGCTCAAACTGTAACTTATGGAAAATCTGTACAGACGTGGGCTGCATGGGACGGTAGCGAAGAGATTACCGCAGAAACTGGAAAGATTATCACCGTAGTAGAATGCGATGGATCTTACAAGGCAGTTAAGGCTGGCAGCAAGGCAGTAGTAGCAAAGGATGAATAAGAGGTAGCACATGGCAGAATATACGACTTTGGAGCAAGTAAAAATCCGTCTGAAACAATTTCATATTGATTCTGAAAGCTCCGAGGTCGTGTTTGATGAACTTGAAGATAATCCTCTGATTGAGCAACTTATCAGTCAAGCGAAAGCTGACATTGTGGCAAAGAGAATGTACCCGGACAGCTACACGGATGAAAAGATTGAAGAGGATTTGAAGCGGTTTGAGAACGTGATTGTGAACGTGGTTGTGTATGACCATTCACAGGCTGGAGAAAACTTCATGGCAAATTACTCTGAAAACGGTGTGTCGAGAACATGGAGAGACCGTGACAGTCTGTTCGTAGGTGTGTTCCCATTTGCCAAAGTGCTGTAAAAGAAGATTGTGCGTGACCATTTTGTTGACACTAACAAAATCGTTGCAGGCGGCACACTTTAAGGGTGGTGGGCGGTGTGCCAACAATAAGTAACAGGAGATATGAAATGAAAGATTTTTTATTACAGACATACACTGTTGCATTGCCTATTTTATTAGGATATATTGTCTGGCTCCTTAAACAACAAAAGAATGACAGGGATGCAAACAGTAAGGGAACAATGCTTCTTTTGCGTGTTCAACTTATTGAGTATCACGATAAGTACATGAAGTTGGGAGAAATTCCAAGTTATGCGTATGAGAATTTTGTAGAGATGTACAATGCGTATCATGCGTTAGGCGGAAATGGAATGGCTACCAAAATGTACGAGGAAATCAAAGAAATCAGATTGAAGAATGGAGGTAAAGAATAATGGATTTTTCACAAGTAGGAACTTGCGTAGCAATCGTGGTTATCTGCTATCTTGCCGGTATTGGAGCGAAGCTTATTCCGGTTATTAAGGATAATTACATTCCGGTTGTTGTCGGCATTGTCGGTGGCATTCTCGGAGTAGTAGGAATGTATGTGATTCCCGACTTTCCGGCAAATGATGTGCTGAATGCGATTGCGGTCGGAATTGTTTCCGGTTTGGCAAGCACTGGTGTAAATCAGATTTACAAGCAGGTGAAGAAAGATGCTTGAAGCAAATAAGCAAAAAATGAAGTATTCCAAACAGGGTGAGAAAGTCACAATCTACGACCGTGACGAAAATGGAAACATTAAGTATATCGAGTTTGACGGTGAAAAGATTCCGGTAGTTTTGAGAGAAGCTATCGGATTTTCTGACCCTGTTCTTTTTTCTGCCAATATCAGCAACAAACTGTCGGAAGTACTGGTAAAGGAATTTGGTATTGATGATTCCAGTTCCTATTGTCAGATTGTGACCGATAAGGGATATTTGCCGATTAAGGCAGGAGATATTGTTTGGAAGAAATCCGATGTGGGGCGAGATAGTGATGGACTGGTTGATGATAAGACAGCGGACTATGTTGTAAAAGGTGTAGCTGATGAAGGACTTACCGTTGACTTGTTTTTGCTTCAAAAGACGGTAAAGTAATATGGGAAAACCGATTGAACTAAATCTATTCAGTGACAAGTCCATACAGAACGCTATTAAGGCTCTTAGAGACTACGAAAACAGCTTGACCTATAAATGTAGGCTACTGGCTGAAAGGTTGGCAGAAAACGGTGTAGAGATTGCTAGAGTACAGATTGCAGACCTTGACGCTATCTTTACTAGCGAACTGATACAGAGTATCCACTCTGAATATGTTGGTTCGGTAAAAGGCGGTGGAATATGGGCGGTTGTTGCCGGAACAGACCATGCGGCATTTGTTGAGTTTGGTACTGGAATTGTCGGACAACAATCACCGTACAAAGGAAAGTTACCCGAAGGTGTCACATGGCAATATGCAAGCGGAAAAACCATACGGCAACTTGCAGACGGTAGATACGGTTGGTTTTATCCGGCTGATGATGGTAAGTGGTACTTCACCGAAGGAATGCCTTCAAGACCATTTATGTACCTGACTGCAATAGAACTTCGTAAAATTGTATTACAGACAGCAAAGGTGGTGTTTGGAAATGGCGGTTAATGAATATCAATGGGTATCAGATTTCAAAGTCAAGATTGCATCATACTTGAAAATGAAAATACCGCAGAGCCATCCTAAAGCGTATGTAACGGACAAAAGCAAGGATTTGTCAGAACCCACATTTCCTACAGTTTACTTTCATGCTATGCCGTTCACAGAGACAGGACAAGACCTTGAAAGACGGTCTATCAATGGAATCACAGCATCGTACCAGGTGGATGTGATAACCAACAAAAGCCAGGAAGAAGCTGAAGCTATCATGGCTACGGTTGCAGGACTTTTCAAACGTTTGCGATTTCAGATAACTTCCATGCCGGAGTTTAGCAATACTTCGCAGAAAACATACAGAAGCACAGCACGGTTCAGAAGAATTGTTGGTGCTGACGATACATTGTAACTATTGACAGAGCCTACCGGCTCTATTTTTTTATGCAAAATTAAGGAGGTATTTATCATGGCAGCAGCCGGAATTTCTACTTTAGGAATTAATTTCGGATATGGTACAGAGACAACAGCCGGAACAAAACCTACGAGTTTTAAACAACTTACAAGAATAAATGCTATCGGTGGCATCAACATTGAACCGGAGCAGATTGATGCTTCCGCACTGGAAGATGCAACCACTAGATATGTAAAAGGTCGTGCAGATACTGGCGGTTCTTTTGCAGTCACAGTCAACTTTACATCAGAAACAGTGGCTGAATGGACTGCACTTATTACAGCTTATAAGGCTCTTACTGGTGGTAAAAGAATGTGGTTTGAAACTGTTATTCCCGGAGAAGAGAAATCTTTCTTCGTTGTTGCACAGCCGCCTGAACAGATTCCACAGCCGGAAATCGGACAGAATGAACTTCTGACGATTGAAATGAATCTTACTATTGAGGAATACAAGGGATTGGACGCTACCGTTGAACTAACAACGGGGGAATAGCAAGTCAGTCAGAAACAAATAACACTGCCGTGGCTGACTTTGATGAAGCGGTAGACGAAACATTGATTTAAGCAAAAGAGAGCCGTCTTCGGGCGGCTCCTTTCCAACAAAATGTTGGGGAAAGGATATGTTTTTATGAAGAAGATTTTAGTTAATGATGTTGAATATACTTTAGAGTTTGGATTCGGTGCTGTGGAGTGCAAGGATTTGATTCAAAAGATGTTTCTTATGCTTTCCGGTGGCTATGTAGCTAAAAAAGCAAAAAATGTACAGAATCCCACACCAGAAGAAATTGTAGATGGTAGCGGATATATGCTTGCAGAATTTCCTCATGTATGCAAAACGGCTTTTTATGCTGGTCTTATCGAAAACCATGAAGGTATTACACCGGATGAATCCAATGCTTTAATGAAAGAATACATGAAAGCAAACGGTCTTTCTTTTGTGAAGCTGTATGGAGAACTGACAGACTGTATGAAAGAAGACGGTTTTTTCGAACTGTCGGGTCTGACGGAAATGATGACGCAGACCAAGGAAGAAATGGAGAAAGAGTACAGCAAGGTAACGAAGATGCCACAGGATCACAAGAAGAAATCGACTGGCACAAAATAATATGGGAAGAATATTTTCCATTTGCTTTTTCCATGGGAATTTCGATAGAAGAGTTCAAACATCTGAATCCTAAGAAATTAGAGTGGTGTTACAAAGGATATAAACTCAAAAAAGAGGAAGAAGATAGGAATTCATGGCAACGTTGGGGAAATTACGGAATATCTGCATTAATCTTTGCTGTAGACCATTGCTTAAACGGCAGAAAAGCACAATCGAAGTATATCGACAAGCCTATTATGGAGCGTCTTGAAACTGCTAGTAACGAAAAGGAATTGCAAAAACAAAGAAAGGCATTTCTTGCAGGACTTATGGCAATGCAGGCTAATTTTGAATTATCACATCCAAAAAAGGAGAAACAAACATGAGTTTAATAGGAATTGATGTGTCCTCATACCAGGGGACGATTAATTGGTGGGCGGTAAAACAAAACGGTATTGATTTTGCTATTCTGAAAGTCATCCGTAAGGATTTGAATTCGGACAAGAAGTTTGAAGAGAACTGGAAAGGTTGCCAAGAACACAACGTTCATGTGCACGGAGTATATGAATACGGATATATTACAACGGTTGCAAAATCACGATCTGATGCAAGAAGAGTGCTTACTATTCTTAATGGCAGAAAAGTGACAGTATATCTTGATGTTGAAGATGCCGTTATGAAAGGTCTTGGCAAAAATATTATTTCCATAATCAATGCTTATGGCAAGGTCATCACAGATGCAGGATTGTCATTCGGTGTATACACTGGGGAAAGTTTTTATAAGACATACATTAAGCCTTATGGCGGTGTGAGTTATCCTATGTGGATCGCACGGTACGGCAAGAATAACGGAAAGTGTGATGTGAAGTATCAACCGCAAGTACCGAACATGGTAGGCTGGCAGTATACTTCTAAAGGTCGTGTAGGCGGCATTGTAGGAAACGTGGACATGAATGTATGGTACAAGGAATTAGAAGCCGTACAGGGCACTACGGAAGCGTACAGCAACCCTTACACAGAACCGACAAGACTGTTGAAGAAAACAGTTCCTTGCATGAGAGGTGATGATGTGCGGTGGTTGCAATTTGCACTCATTCATCATGGTTGCTTATCTGCGGTGAATGCAAAGGGAAAGAGCAACATTGACGAAATTTTAGGTAAAGACACAGCAACGGCAATCGGAGTATTCCAAAAGAAAGTCGGAATCAAGGTTGATTACAAGTGCGGTGCGGTTACGAGAGAATATCTTAAAAAATAATTTTAGGAACGGTAGGTGTCACAGCTTACCGTTCTTTTTATGTGTAAAGGCGGTGCGGTATGGCAGATATTGATTCTTTGCAGATTAAAATAAAAGCGGATGCGAATAACGCAAGTAACGCACTGAATAAACTTGCAAATAGCCTTACGAATTTTCAAAAAAGCTTGTCTATTGATACGTCCAAACTGACAAGCATTTCCAACAGCATACAGAGTATCGCAAATGCCGCAAATTCCATAAATACGAGCGGAATTAAAAATATATCCACACTGACAAATTCCATTAACAGAATGGGAAAAATAGATACAAGCGGATTAAGCAGAATTTCATCTGCATTAAAGACTTTTTCTGCTGACATGGCAGGAACAAAAGTAGATGGAGTAGGGGATATTGCTAGCATAGCATCTTCGATTTCAAGACTTGGCGGTGTGGCATCCGGCAGAGCGATTACGAACATTCCTTTACTGGCGAAGAATTTAAAGCAATTATTCACCACTCTGTCTACTACACCGAACGTAAGTGAGAACATTATCCGCATGACAAACGCACTGGCAGGACTGGCATCTACTGGTGCGGCATCCGGCAGAGCCGCAAACTCTTTAGGTCGTAATCTGAACACCTATACGGTAAGCGCAAGAAGAGCCACAAAGAGCACATTCAGTCTCGCAGCGGCTTTCGGTAGATTCTACGCAACATATTTCCTTGTAATCCGTGGAATTAAAAGTCTGTGGAAGTCCATAGAAGGAACTACGGACTATATCGAAGCATTCAACTACTACACGGTAGCATTCAATAAAGTCGGCAAGGAATGGGGCAAGGATTTTGAAAAATTCGGTTACGACAATGCAGAAGATTATGCGCAGAGTTTCGGAAACCGTGTAAATGAACTGCTTGGTAAAATGTCCGGTCTGAAAGTAGATGTAGACGGTGGACTGATTTCTGAAAGCGGAATGAAGAACCTGGGACTGAATTTACAGGAGATTACTCAGTACGCTTCACAGCTTGCATCTATCACCAATTCTTTAGGGCAGACCGGAGAAGTTACTACGGCAATTTCAAAGTCCATGACAATGCTTGCCGGAGATATTTCTTCATTGTTTAACGTAGATTTCAGCACGGTTGCAACTAACTTGCAGTCGGGATTAATCGGTCAGTCAAGAGCATTGTATAAGTATGGTATTGATATCACAAATGCCACTTTACAGACTTATGCTTACAAATACGGCATTGAAAAAGCTGTCTCCGAAATGTCACAGGCAGAAAAACAACAGTTGCGCTTACTGGCAATCTTAGATCAGTCCAAGGTGTCATGGGGAGACTTGGCGAATACAATCAATTCTCCAAGCAACATGATTCGCCAGTTCACAAACAACGTGAAAGAAGCTGGCATGGTTTTAGGTCAGTTATTTATTCCGGTATTGCAGAAAGTACTTCCTGTCATTAACGGTGTCGTAATTGCGATTAAGAGACTGCTTGTCAGTGTGGCAAATTTACTGGGAATCAAGATTGACTTTTCGTCATTCGGTCAAGGTGTATCCGGGTACAATGAGGATTTGGAAGATACGGCAGATGCACTGGATAAAGTGGGAACAAGCGCAAAAAATGCTCAAAGCGGAATCAGAGCGTTTGATAAATTGAAAGTTATTTCCACACCAAAATCCAGTGGTTCCGGAAGTGGCGCTGGTGGAGCAGGAATTGACCTTACCAAAGAAATCATGGATGCTACTGCGGAGTACGAAAAAGTATGGCAGGAAGCATTTGACAAGATGCAGAATACAGCTATGGGCTGGGCTGATAAGATAGAAAAACTTCTTGAACCTGTGAAAAAGTTGTTCAAGGATTTTTTCAATGGTGATTTCTTCGAAGCAGGACAAGATTTATCCGGTATTGTCACAGGAATATTTAACTGGATGTCCGATGCTATTGCATCTGTAGATTGGTATCAGATTGGGAAAAACATAGGACAATTTCTTGCAGGTATTGACTGGACTGCTGTGTTTACATCTGCCGGAAATTTCATAAAAACTGCAATCACAGCGGCAATCGACCTGTGGAAAGGAAGTTTTGATGCTGCACCGATAGAAACCACGATTATCACAGCAATAGGACTTTTAAAATTTACTGGTGTTGGAGATATCATATGGGGGAAAATATCGGATAAGTTATCAGCCAAAGTACTAGGATCAAGTATAGGAATAGTTCCTACAATTGCAATAGCTGCTGTTACTTGGGAGATTGGCTTTAATGTCGGAAAATCTTTAGGCAAAGCGTTATTCCCTGATGATGCAGAGTATTACGACAATTTTACGTGGTTTGGTGAAAATGGTTTTTTTGATACATTAAAAAATACTGATTTTACTACATTAAAAACTGCGTGGGATGATTTATACAAAGATATAACAGATAATGATTTGTATAGATTTTTGACAGGAACAATGCTGCTTCCAAAACATAGCACTCTTGATGATTTTGGAGATAAAATTGATTGGCTAATTGATAAAATAAAAAATACAAAAGTAGATATGTCAGATACTTTTGGTCTGTCATCTGCACTTATCAATATAGCACCACTTGTTGGAAACTGGTTTAATGAAAATGTATCTCCTTGGTTCACAAAGGAAAAGTGGCAAGAAATGGGTCAAACTATAAAGTCATCACTTTCTGAAAAATGGATTTCTTTTACAACATGGTGGAGCCAAACAGGATTTTCAAATTGGTGGGGAAAAATTTTAGAGCAGTTTGGACTAGCAAAATGGAATAAATTGCTTGAAAACATTCCAACGGCGTTTAGAACGGCATTTAAAACAGCAGCTAATGTTGCAATAGCTCCTTTGAACCTTGTAATAAGTGGAATAGAAACCATGATAAACAATGCCATAGACCTTATTAATGGTTTGATGTCTGCAGCAAGGTTAATACCTAAAATTGGTGACGCAGTTCCGAATAATATACAACACATTAGTGTTGGAAGAATACCTACATTTGAAAAAGGCGGTTACGTTCCGAGCAGATACACTATGTTCATGGCAGGAGAAAACGGTGTACCGGAGATTGCCGGAACAGTAGGTGGCAAGACAGCGGTTGCTGGTGGAGCGGAAATTACTGGAATCAAGGATGCGATTTATAAGGCATCACAGGAAGAAATGGCACTTCTAAGACAGCAAAATCAGTTGCTGCAAGGAATCCTTGAAAAAGAGTTTGGAATAACAACAGATCAAATTGGAATTGCCGCAAGACAATACGGTCAAGAGCAATTTAACCAAAAACACAAGAATGTATATGTATTTTAACACAGACAGCACTCTGAATGGGTGCTGTCTATTTTTATGCAATAAGGCGGTGAGCGTATGTCAGCATATCAAGGATGGCTTTTAAAAATTGGAGATTACGTTATTGACCAGTCAAGATTTATAGCCGCTGAAAGTTATCAGCCGGCTGTAAATATGCAAGATGTAGACCCGTGGACTGATGCAAATGGATACGTACATAGAAATGCTGTGGAGCTAAAAGCATTAAGTATTGATTTTTCCACACCTGCGATGCTGACGGATGACGATTTGCAAGAGTTACTGTCCGGGATACGAAGCAACTTTATTGATGCAACGGAACAGGGATGCAATATCACGGCATACATTCCATTTTTAGGTAAATATGTCACACAATATGGATATATGGCTGATATAAAGCCTACAATCTACGGAACTTATGACGGAGAGATTAAATACAATCAGATAGAATTTTCATTTGTCGGAGGTGTAGCGAATGAGTAACTATACCTATGCGGATTTGTTTAATAAAAGCGCATCCAAAAAGGAAATCACAATTGAAACAGAGGACAAGTCTGTAAAAATCACCAACAGCGAAATCCATTTTGAACAGTTTGAATTAAAAGAAATACTATGTGATGATGATTACCTTACATTTGGACAGTGCAATGCATCACAGTTAAAATTCAAAATTTCCAACGTGTTTACAAGCATGATTGGAAAACAGATAAATGTTTCTGCTGTGATTAATGGACATACTGACACACCGTTTATTTTCGGCAAATACCGTGTTATTTCAGATAAACCAACAGATGATAAGCGTTACAGGAATGTGACTGCTTATGATGCCATATACGACATTGGAGAAGCGGAAGTATCTTCCTGGTATAACGGATTAAAGTTTCCTTTGACGTTAAAGCAGTTCAGAGACAGCTTTTTTGCATATTTTGGTGTTGAACAGGTAGAAACCACATTACCTAACGACAGCATGGAAGTGGCAGAAACAATCAAACCAAGCGAACTTTCTGGCCAGACGGTCATGGAAGCAATCTGCTCAATAAACGGATGTTTTGGCCACATTAACCATGATGGAAAATTTGAATATGTTTTCCTTAAAGAAATAATATCCGGATTATATCCACAGAAAGGATTATATCCACAGAAAGGATTATACCCTAGAAAAGGTTCTGAAAAAGAAAAGGTTACTGGTGGAAAATACAAAACTGTTAAATATGAAGATTTTGTTTGCCAAAAAGTTACAAAAGTGCAGATAAGACAATCAGAAAATGATATTGGTGCAGTTTACCCAGATACAGAGATTACCGAGAACGACAACAGTTATATTTTGCAAGATAATTTCCTTGTTTATGGAATGACCGCAGATGCCCTAGAAACGGTTGCAAGAAATCTGTATGAGGTTATTAAAGTTGTAAAATATAGACCTTATAACTGTGAAAAAATAGGAAATCCTTGTTTGAGCCTTGGAGAAGCAGTCAATGTATATACGGCTAAAGAAATCATAGAAAGCTATGTGTTGAGCAGAACATACAAAGGAATCCAACAACCGACAGACACCATATCAGCAAGCGGAAAATCTCCAAAGTACAGTGAACATGTAAATGGAATTAACAAAAGTATAATTCAACTCCGTGGAAAAACAAATGAGTTAGAACGTACTGTTGAGGAAACACGATCTGAGATCAAGGATGTAGAGAGCGGATTGGATACGAAAATTACGCAAAATGCAGGAAAAATTGAAGCAGAAGCGAAAAGGGCAACAGATACAGAAGTAGAATTGGCAGCGGCAATATCTTTGCAGGCAGACCAAATCAAATTAAAAGTATCAAAAGGTGATGTCAGTTCTCAGTTAAGTGTTGAAAGTGGACAGGTAAGTATTTCTGGAAACCGTTTTGTATTGGAAGCAGATAACTGTAGCATATCAGCAGATGGAACTATAACAGCTAAAAACGCAGTAATGACTGGTAGTTTTAAGTCTATAGGGGAAGACGGAAGTTACACAGAAGTATCATCAGGTGAAATTAAATTTTATAACGAACTATTGCAAAGCACAGGATCTATAAAAGGATTGGGACAATATCTTACTATTGATGCTTCAATGGTAAGTGTAAGCGGAATTTTAGTGGTAGGAAATGGAGCAACATATAATTCACAATATGTAAAAAACATATCAACAACTTCTCAAATATTAGGCAGTAAGACAGTACTGACAAGTGCCACATTAAGTGTCACAAAAAATTATATAAATGGAACCGTATCAGATGTATCTTTGGTAACACAAACAGCCAATGTTGCTGATTATCCTGGACATAATGTTAATTTTATTACAGGAGTTTCATCACTTGGAGGTTTGCTCACTGCAACATCTGGAATTGTCACACTTATGACGTAGGAGATTTATTATGGTAAAAAAAATATTTATTCTTCAAACGATTATTGGAAAAACAATGAAAGAAGTAATGGAAGAAAGGCAAGAAATTCAGCAATATATAGCTTTTACCATTGGAATTTCCACGTTTACGGAAATCAATGCAACATTGTTTAGCACGGAAGATGGCGATGGTTTTGAAGAGTTTATGAAGCAACTTATTGACATGTCGGATACAGTGGTTGCACAGAGCGGATATGAGATATCTGAACTGTGCAAAAACCTGTATGCGTATGCAGAAGAGCAAGGAAAAGAAATCTATGTAAGGGAGAATTGATATGGCAGCAAATTTTGAGATTAAGAAATTAAAAAGCAACCTTGTGACAGTATTAAATCAAACACCGTTGCCTATCGAGGTGAAAAGGCTTGTACTGTATGAAGTATATGCGGAGACTAAACAGTTATCAGATATGCAGATTATGAAAGAGGAAAACGAGGTAACCGCAGATGGCAATGAATAAGGTTTATACCAGAATTAACTGGGAAGATTACCCCAGTGAAAACACAGACATTGATGAAATAAATCTTAATAAAATGGATTCTGCCATTGATGCGTTGGACAACCGTATCATATTACAGGATGCCTTAAAAGTAGACAAGTCTGCAATAAACGGAAATATTGCAGACTGGACTATGGATGAAACAACCGGTGTTATTACTATTACAAAGTACAATGGTGAAAAAGTAATTTTTGACCTTAATATTGAAAAAATACCTGTCGAATTTTCCATGTCTGATGACGGAATCATTACCATGACTACAGAAGATGGAACACAGTTTACGGCTGATATTGGTTCTATGATTCCGGTGTTGACATTTGAAGATTCTGCAACCATAGCTGTATCCGTGACTGGTACTGGAAAGAATAAGACTTATTCTTTTTCGATAAAAACAGGATCAGTAACAGACGATATGCTGCAGCCTAATTATTTAGCAGATATTAGAGTAGAATCCGCAAATGCATCTGCTTATGCGCAATCCGCAAATGCAAAATCTGTATTGGCTGAATCTTATGCCATAGGTGGAACCGGAACAAGAGAAGGAGAAGATACAGATAACGCAAAGTATTATATGGAGCAGGCAAAACAGCAAACAGGAGGTATACCTACAAAAGTTAGTGAATTAGAGAATGACGCTGGATATATCACCAAAGATGTTGACAATTTAACTAATTACTATGACAAGACTACTACCGACCAAAAATTAGCAAATATTGATTTAACTGATTATCTAAAAAAGACGGGTGATGCTTCCAACACAACCGTAACATTCACAGAGCCTACAGAACTGGAACAGCCGACTACAGGTGAAAAACTCAGCGGAATTATCGGCAAGGTTAGCCTTGCGATAAAGAACATCAAAACATTAATTTCTCTAATAGGAAATACTGATATTTCATCAATCGGAAACGGCACTGTCACGGGGGCAATTAGTGATGTAACTGGCAAGTTAAGCACCGAAACTGAAGCCATTGTCCATGATAATATCACTGGCATATTTACATATACCAGAATCGGATATATATGTGTTGGATGCGGTACATTAACTGTCACAAATGATATAGGTGCATACTCCGCTATAGTTAGTAATCTACCACAAACGTATACAGGTAATCCTTATCCTGGTGCCTTTGTTGCGGAGGACAATACTTATAATGATTTTTATATCAATGGATCAGCAATCGTAAACCGTAAGCCAGTATCAAAAGGGCATACGTTGAGGCTATCATGTGTCTACATGTGCCAATAATTATTCAAACAATACCTTCAATATCTATATTAAAAGTATTATTTTTACTTACGACAATAGTGTTTTGCATATAATTTCCCTTCCAGTTAATACCAATTTGATTATTTACATCATGGAAGTATATATTAATACCACTCCATCCTAAGTTATTAATTATATGTGTCCAAGCTGGAATATCTTCTTTTGCCGTTAACTTTGCAATGACACGTATTGTTCGGTTTGTTGAATAAACATAAACACTGCCATCAACATAATCTGTGTTTATTTCCGATGTAATATCACTTATATAAATATTGCCTAACTTGCCATTTACAGAAGTAGTGATATCCAATGGGCGGAGATTAGAAGCAAAAATAAATCATCAAAAAGAGCATGGTGTAAAAGCCATGCTCTTAATCTCTTCATCTGATTCCCCAGTCACCGTCATTATTTACGAAACCAACCACATATCCTATCATGTCATCAATTATGTGCTCCGGAAGTATACTGTTCGGAGACATGAGCGAAACATATCTCCATTTTCTAACGCCATATTCTATTATATGGGTTTTTACGGCAATTTGTATCCCACCATTACTGGTCACAATACATCGTTCACCGTCTTGCGGTTCACGATCTGCGGAAAGGATAATAATTTCCCCAGGCAGATAAAACGGCATATAGTAGTCGCACGGAATTTTCATACCAATATAAGCCTTGGATTTTATATCTTCCGGCAAATTGTCTATGCACATGGGTTCCACAGAGTTTGTGGTTGCGATAATTCCATTCATAAGTTGTGGATTAAGGACAGAAATATACTTGTGCGATTTTTCAATACTGGAATAGATTTTATCTTGGTGACGTATGAAGTAACGGATAAGGTACAGAGAGTGTTCCGGCAGACTGCGGCATATCTTGACAGATTCTAACATCTTATCTTCCATAGTACCACAGCCTACCAGTTCATCTACGCTGATTCCAAAGGCTCTAGCAAGCGCAACAGCGGTCGATAGCTTTGTGTCGTTAGAATTACCGTATAGTAGTGAATTAAGCGTAGAATAAGGCAAATTAGCTTCATCTGCAAGCTTGTACACTGTCATGTCCGGCTCATTAAGAAATTCGTGGAGATTCCCACGAAAACTTAACATATAATTTGCACGGTTGACTGATAGATGTGTCGATATTTCTTTGATTCGGTCTTTTTTTATCATGTTTATTGTCCCCCTTTCACATGATACACTTGTAACATCCCTTGAAACGAGGGACATCAAGTTCTGGCGAGGGCGGTGTTTATTGGCGTTTTCACCGTCCTCTTTTGTTGATATTTTACAACAATAAAAAACGTGAGTCAAATATATATTGATTGTTTAGAACGTATGTTCTATAATGTGATGTATCGCTACTTTAGATTCTGCGGAGAATTAAAGGGAAAAGGGGTGTGGTTACAATGGAAAAAGAAATGACAAATGAAGAATACAGAAAAGAGTTGTCAAATATGTTTGGAAGCATAAATGAAAACTATATTTTGCAGTGGTTTTATGAATTTGTAAAAGAAAAAACAAGAGGTGAATAATCACCCCTTGGTATATTTATCGTAAAAAGCTTCCGCTTGAAACAATAGCATATTGAGCATTTCTGGTGGAAGCTTTTCGGCAATTTTGGCAAGTTTCATTACATCATAATTTTTGCTTATTCTGGCTACAAAAGCTCCGTTCATGTCTATGTAATCTCTGTTCAACCCAAATGATTCTACAAAAGTGTTTATATTATTTTCAGGCACAAATCCTTTGTTAATAATCTCAACAAGGCATTTCTTATAATAGCTCATTCTGTCAATAAGATTAGTACTACCAACATTTTTATAAACATAATCAGAATATCTCACTTTTAAGTAATCAGTCAAATCATTTTCAAAATCAAATATTCCATCTTCTAATTTAATTTTGTAGTCTACTCGTTTCTTTATAATATCCTTATATGGAACCAAGTCTATATTTAATTTTTCGGCTGCTTCTATAGTTTTATGAACATTTTCGTGAATAGCACAATCAAAGTCATCAAAAGGATTGTATTCTGTTCCACATTCTTCACAAACAATTTTATCAGTTTTTCCCATTAAGAATTCCATAGATACTCCAAAGTATTCACAGACTTTTTGAGAGATTTTTGTATCAGCCATAGAATTTTTCTTTTTCCATGTGCTCAAAGTAGAAGAATTAACACCAGTATCTTTACCAAATCTATATGGTGTAATTCCTTTTAATTCACACAATTTTTCGAATATTTTGTACATAATATCACCCCTTAAAAAATATTTCGGCATAACGAAATAGACTATTGACAACTTCGGTTTAGCGAGATATACTATGTACATACCTCGGCAAAACGAAATATAAAAATAGTTTCTAAAAAAATACTTCGTTAAAAAAATGTAACTCGTTCGACAAAGGAGATTATATCACTAAACCGAGGTATATACAAGTGTTATTTACGGAAAGGAGTGATATTTTGGCACAAATGTTTACTTGTGAAGAGGTAGCAGAGAGGTACAAGGTAAAAGTCATTACTGTTTGGGAATGGATTCGTCAAAAAAAACTTGGGGCAATCAAGTTAGGAAGAGAATACAGGATCACAGAGGATGACCTTGTGGCATTTGAAGATTCAAGAAGAGTTAAAACTGAATAGAAAGGAGAAACATGGAAGAATTACAGATATTTAACAATGAAGAGTTCGGAGAGATTCGGACGGTGACAAAAAATAATAAGACGTATTTTGCTGGAAGTGACGTTGCAAGTGCACTGGGATATGCAATACCGCATAAGGCTGTACAGACACATTGCAAGGGGGTTCTAAAATGGAACATCCCCACTAAAAGTGGCAATCAAGATGTCCTCTTTATACCGGAGGGTGATGTATACCGGCTCATTATGAGATCAAAATTGCCTGCGGCGGAGAAGTTTGAATCCTGGGTCATGGACGAGGTGATCCCTTCCATCAGGAAGAATGGTGGGTACATAGCAAACCAAGAGAATATGACCCCAGAGCAGATTGTAGCGAATGCACTTATCGTAGCACAGAACATTATTTCGCAGAAAGATAAGCAAATCGAAGAAATGCAGCCGAAAGCAGATTTTTTTGATGCAGTGGCAGACAGCAAGACTGCAATTTCCATGAATGAGGTTTCAAAGGTACTGGGAATCAAAGGATTAGGACGTAACAACCTATTTGAATTTCTTCGTGATAATGCAATCCTGGATAGATGGAATGTACCATATCAGAAATACATTGATTGCGGATGGTTCCGTGTAATAGAGCAGAAATACACCAAGAACGGAGAAGAACACATATCTATAAAAACACTTGTATATCAAAAAGGTGTTGATGCAATAAGAAGAAAAATAGAAGCACAGCGAAGTGCTTAAATGAAAGGAGATATTTAAGTGAATAAAGGTATCAATAAAGGTGTAAGAAAAGTTTGTTACGATAGAGGATTGAAATATGGAAACAAAGTCTTGCACGGCAGTGATTTAAGGGATTTGGTAGGGCTTACTGTTTCGGATGTGAATTCCAACGCTGACGATGCAGAAGTCGTTGTATGGTTTGAAAACAATGAACGAAATGTTGCTGTTTACTTAAGTGATGATTGTTTAGATGGACAACACATTGCAATCATTGACCATGCAAATGAAGAGGAAGAATCAAAGCTTCTTCTCAGACCAGTTACGGAAAATGACATAAAAGAATTTTCTTCAATGGTTTTGTATTATACAGATGATGTTTTTGGAGAAAACGATGAAAAAATTGGAGCGCACTATTTATACTGTAATGATTTGGAATTAGAAGAATCAGAATTTTTCAAAGTAAAAAGTCTGTATGTTTTTCAAGATGGAAGAATTTTAACAGAAAGGTAAGCAGTGATATGAGAACAACAATAAAGCTGTTTCTTCCTATTATAATAGCACTCTCCATCACATTTACATCCACGGCACAGCCTAAAGGCTCATTTATTTCGGAAGAAGCACAGGAGATATGCGTCAAGTACGGCGAGGAATACGGCATCTGCTCTGAACTGCTTATGGCAATGATTGAGAAAGAATCGTCCGGCAGACCGGATGTGGAAAGTGGCGGTTGCAAAGGACTGATGCAGATTTCTGACAGATGGCATAAAGACCGCATGGAACGTTTGGGAGTGACGGATATTTACTCCGTGGACGGTAATATCCATGTGGGAGCCGACTACTTGTCGGAATTGTTTGAAAAGTACTGTGATGTAGGAATTGTCCTCATGGTTTACCACGGAGAGAAGAACGCAGCTACAAAGACAGAATTAAGTGATTACGCAGACTGGATATTAACCAGGAGCGCAGAACTGGAAAGGATGAATGGAAAATGACGAACAGAGAGAAGTATGCGGAACAGATTATTGACATGGCACTTGATAGTATAGAGATAGCTGTGGACAAAGAAGGAAAGTTATGTGATTGCAATGTAATACTTTGTTCCGATTGCGCATGGAGTGATAAAAGCAGATGCAGGGAAAGGTTCAAAGAATGGTCAGAGCAGGAATATGTTGAACCGCCTGTTGACTGGTCAAAAGTGCCGGTGGATACAAAGGTATTCGTAAGAGATTCTGACAGTGAATCTTGGTGTCCTAGATATTTTGCAAGATTCAAAAATGGGGGAATATTTACATGGACTAATGGTGCTACTTCTTTTTCAGCTAAAGGCTTTGATGATGTAACATTGTGGAGACAAGGAAAACTTGCGGAGGACACCGTATGAGTGCCAAAAAGCGGTTTACCGTCAAAGGGTGCATCGGAAAGATATTTTACAGTCCGAAAGAATGGGAAGTTGACCGTGAAACAGCATTCTATTACAGAATTGTAAACCGCAATACCGGGAAGAAAAAATGGTTAAGAAAGGAGTATTTTTATGCAGAAACGACAGATTATCCCCATCGTCCGTGCGAATGAGATTCTGATTGCAAGACTGTTAGATGCAGGAATCTTGTATATCAGCGAAGAGGACAACATGATCCACGTAACAGAAGAATGAAAGCCGGAGGAGTGAGGAAATGGAAAGGAAGATAAGAAAAATCTTGGTAGAACTGGGGCTGAAACAGTACTTGCCGGGATTCCAGTACATCATCGAGGTTGAAACGCTGATGTTTGAGAACCGGAACAGAAGACTTTCTGAAATCTACCGGATTATCGGAGAGGAACACAGCACAACCAAGGAAAGCGTGTACCGGGCGATCAAGTGGGTTGTTGATAAGATGAACCCAAGCACAGAGCTATACAAGGAGATCAATGAGACAGACAAGCCGGTCTCAATCTATATGTTTGTTAATTCACTGTATTTATATCTTTGGGAGGATAGGAAAAATGAGGATTAAACACACCTTTTTGCAGAATTTCTGCAAATTCTATGGTTCTAACGTAGTGGACACTGATTTATACGACCGGACAGAGGTTTCCGGTGTAAATGAAACAGGTAAGTCCACGATCAAAAGAGCAATTCAGTATATTTTTGGATGCCGTGACGAGAACGGCAGAGAAATCACCGGAATCAGACCGCACGATAAGGACGGCAATGACATTGACGGAGATATTACCGCAGAAGTTACCGTGGAGATTGACGGTACAGACAAGGTTCTGAAAAAAGTATGCCGTCAGAACTTCAATAAGAAAGGCGAGTTTACCGGAAATGTCACGGATTACTATGTGAATGATATTCCAAAAAAGGCAGCAGATTTTGAAGCGTTTTTGGAAGAGAGTGTATGCGGAAAAGAAAAGTTTTCACTTTGCATCAATGCCATGACACTTCTGCTGAAAGGTGGCACGGATCAGAGAGCAATTCTTACTGATATGTTTGGTCAGCACAGTAATGATGACATTTGCAATCAGTTTCCGGAGTTTGAAGCATTAAGGACTGTTCTGCAGGATGGCACTGTTGATGAACTGAAAAAGCGTTGCAATACGCAGTTGTACGGCACAAGGGGAAGAAATGGAACCAAGGGCTTGCAGGATCTGCTAGATGAAATTCCTAGCCGCATTGACGAGGTTAGCCGTCAGAGAGTGGATATTGACCTTGCTGATCTGGAACTGAAAAAGAAAGCCTTACAGGATAAGCTGTCAGAGAACATTAAGCAGCAGAAAGATACGCAGAACAGCATGAAGTCCTACGATAAGCTGTCTGATGGAATCATTGAGTTAAAAGGTCAGTTGAGTGTATTACAGCAGAAAGCAAATGAAAAACTGGATGCGGACAGAAGAGAGAAGCGCACAACACTGAATCAGATTCAGAATGAGCATCAGAAAGAGTTGCTTAAGGCAGATACCATTCGTGAAGAGGTCACTGCACTGGAAAAGCGTATTGAACAGTATGAGCAGAAGAGACAGGATTTGAAGAAGAGTTGGGATTTGAATAAAAGCCTTAAATTTGATGAAAACTCTCTGATTTGCTCCTATTGTGGACAGGAATATCCGGAAGAGAAGAAAGAGCAGTTAAGAACGGAGTTTGATACGCATAAGGCACATGAATTGGAACTGATTACTAAAGAGGGTTCTTCCTGCGCTGAACATATCAAAGCGGACCAGGCAGAACTGGAGCATAAGCGTGAGGAACTGAAAAAGACCGAGGATGAAGTTGAGCGGTTGGAAAAAGAGATTGCCATTGCTGATAATGCCTTAAATTCCATTCCGGCAAGCGTGGATATTTCCAACACAGAAGAATACAAAGCTGTCCAGTCACAGATTACAGAGAAAGAAGCTGCCATGCACAAATTCACTGACATGAATCTTCTTAGAATCCAGTTAAAAGGTGATGAAGAGCAGATCCGCAATGATATTTCTGTGGTTGATAAGTCTTTGGCGAGTGTAAGCATTAACGAGAGTGTGGATAAGCGTATCACAGAACTGGAACAGGAGAGAAGAGATATTGCACAGAAGATTACAGATGTTCAGGCACAACTTGACCTGTTAAAGAAATTCAGCCGGAAAAAGAATGAACTGTTGGAAGCTGAAGTGAACGAGTATTTGGAGTTCTGCCACGTTAAGATGTTCAGACCGCTTGTGAACGGTGATACCGAGGAATGCTGCGACTTTATTTACAAGGGAGAGCCGTACAGCAGAAACATGAACCACGGTGCAAAGATTCTGACAGAAATCGACATTTGCAGAGCGTTTCAGAAGAAGTGCGGTGTGGAGTTGCCGATTATGACAGACGATACCGAGAGCCTTGATTCATGGAGAATACCGCAGATTGACAGCCAGTTGATTATGTTCCGCAGAAGTGATGACAAAGAGTTGAAAGTGAGGGAAATGTAGATGCCTAATAATGATTATGATATAGATAAAAAAGTTGAGATTTCTGCTGATGAAATGTGCAATGTAGTTGCAAAAACAATGGAAGAAGATCCGTTTGATTCTATTATTACGAAGTCCCCTAGCATGAGTTTCATTTTTGCTCTTTTTGGAGCGGAAATTTCTGCCAAGATATTTTGGGATGAGATAAAGAAAGGAGATGCGGAGAATGCAGATTAAGAAAGAAACAGTAATTTCCGTTCTGACAACGAACGGAGAAACAATCAATGTCGGTGACACTGTGGTTTTTAATGCAGAGGGCAAGTGCTACACGGGAGTTTACATGGGTCTGACAGATCGTGGAGCCTTGAAATTTAAGGGAAAGATTTCCGGCACTGATGTCACATGGAACGTGATGCCTAAGAGCATTAAGGAAATTTGCAAGGCTGATGTAAAAGTGAAAAATGATGAATTTGGCAAGTTTATGAACGAGCCGGAAAGCGAGGAATAAGTATGAAACATAAATTCCATGTTGGAGATGTGGTTAAACCAAACAAAAAAGCAGATGAAAATTATACCATAACTACCACATCTGTTGTAAGAGAAGCCATTGTTACAGAATTAAGAGACTATACGATGGATATAAAAATCATAAAAGGGTCATGCAGTGTTGGGGAAGTATTTACGGTTGAAGAAAAATATTTTGATTTGGTAAGAAAAGCAAAACAGGAAACCATTGTCATCTACCGCAACGACAACAAAGTAGTTGCACTGGACAAGACCACTGGCAAGAAAGCAGAAGCCAAGTGCAATCCGGCTGATGAATTTGATTTCCGTACTGGTGCAAAGTTGGCTTTCAATCGGCTGATGGGCGAAGATGTAAAGACTGATATTGGTGTCCGTGAGGTGAAAAGAAAAGCTAAAATTGGTGAGTACGTCAAAGTTGTTAATGCGAAACCTGCTATTCCTTCTTATAAAAACGGAGATATTTTCAAAGTAACTTATGTTACGACATCAGGATGTATTTGCAAAAATTCTGACGGAGATACTGGATTATGGCACGAAGAGTACGTTGTTCTCGAAAACTACAAGCCGTAGAAAGAGCCGGAGAAGGAAGACGAAATCCGAGTTGGAGATACCGTAAAGGTTACAGATGGCGATAGACAGTACTGCTTATACGATAAATGGAGTGGTCTTGACGGATACAAACAGAATTTTGTAATTGGTTCTTATTTAAACAACGAAGATGAATACAAGGTTTTAAGAATTAAAAAGCATGACATAAACAACGGTATTATTGCACTGATTCAGAATCCCAAGACAGCCCAGGTATTTATCATCGGAATTGAAGGACTTAAGAAAGTAGAAAGGTAGGTAGCAGCATGGCAGACGAAAAGAAGCAGGAAAACACAGGAATTGTGGAATATGAATCAAATGGGGAAATTGTAAAAATTTCCCCAACAACGGTAAGAAAGTACCTTGTAAGCGGTGGTGGAAACGTATCGGATCAGGAAGTAATGATGTTTATGTCTCTTTGCAGATATCAGCATCTTAATCCTTTTTTGAAAGAAGCATACCTCATTAAGTTTGGAAACAATGATCCTGCTACGATTGTTACCGGAAAAGATGTTTTTACAAAAAGAGCCGATGCAAATCCGAATTATGCAGGGAAAAAAGCAGGAATTATTGTTCAGAAGAAAGATGGTTCCGTTGAAGAAAGAGAAGGATCTTTTGTCCTTAAGGACGAATATATTGTAGGAGGTTGGGCTAAAGTGTTTATCAAAGGAAGAGAGACACCGGAGTACCAGTCAGTATCTTTCGATGAATATGTTGGAAGAAAAAAAGATGGAACAATCAACAATCAATGGTCTAAAAAGCCTGCAACAATGATAAGAAAAGTTGCTGTTGTACAGGCATTAAGAGAAGCTTTTCCGGATAAATTCCAAGGTTTGTATGCACAGGAAGAATTTCCTGATGTTTCCGATGTGAAACTTGATGTGGAAAAAGTTGTGGCAGAAGAGGTACAGGCAAATGCAAACAATATCGAGTTTCCTGACGCAACATTTGAGGAAGTGCCGCAGACCGCAGAGACGGACATTGCCAGCGCAGAGACACCGGATTGCTTTAAGTAGAGGTTGAATAATATGTATACAGATATGTATAGAGTTTTAAAAGAAGGACAGTGTGGAGATTTCCGAATTGAAAAATTTGAAATAACTCCTAATAATTTGTATGCGTTTATTCATGGAATTAGTGTTGGAAAATATGTACGTCTTTTACATAAAAATGAAGTTGTAATGTCTGACACATATATGGAAAAGCGTACAAATTCCAAATTTGTCATAAACGCTCATGGCAATGTTCTTATTGGTGGTCTTGGAATTGGAATGATTCTTTTGGCAATACAAGATAAAAGTAATGTTGAAAGGATTATTGTTGTTGAGAAATCAGAAGAAGTTATAGCTTTAGTAAAAGATCAACTTCCATTGAATAATAAGGTTGAAATTGTAAATGAAGATGTATGGGAATATATGCCATCTTGTAAATTTAATACTATTTATATGGATATATGGAACTATATAAATACAGATGTTTACAAAGATTCTATGAAGCCACTGATTTCAAAATATAGAAAATATCTTGTATCAAAGGAAGAGGACGAAGAAAGATTTATTGATTGTTGGTGCCGTTTGGAAGCAAAGAAAGGAATAGCAATATGAAACTAAAATGTTTAGGTTCCGGTTCTTCCGGTAACTGCTATCTTCTAACGGCAGATAACGGTGAAACACTTTTACTGGATGCAGGACTTCCTATCATGGACATAAAACGTGGTCTTAACTGGGATATTAAGTGCGTTGTGGGTGCGATATGCACCCATACGCACAAAGACCACTCATTATCCGTATCAGAACTTGAACACATGGGAATACCAGTATTTAAGCCATATGAGAGTTTAGAACCTATGGAAATATGCTTTACTGGTGGAAAAATAATGGCATTTGATCTTACTACACTGGATGGTAAGTGGACACATACCAACGCTGATGGTTCAGAATGCCCTTGTTATGGATTTTTGATTACTCACCCGGAAATGGGAAAATTGCTTTATGTCACCGACACGGAATTTGTTAAGTGGCGGTTCCATGAAGTAAACCACATCCTTATTTCATGTAACTATCAAAAGAAGTACATTGCAGAGGATTCCAACGATGCTAAGAAATCCCATGTGTACCGTGGTCATATGGAACTGGAAACGGTAAAAGAATTTGTCATTGCGAACAAATCAGATGCCCTGCAGAACGTCATATTGTGCCATTTAAGCCGTGATAATTCTGATGCCAAAGAATGTGTCGCAGAGGTAAAAAAGATTGCTCCATTGGCGAATGTGGACGTTGCACAGGGCGGTAAGGAATGGATTTTGAGAAATGGAAAGGAGTGTCCGTTTTGATTGAGTGGAATTTAGTATCTAAACTTATGAATTGTTTTCCGAATAGTGTCGTAACAAGCGAAGCAGAATTTGTCGCACATATCGGAAGCAATACATATTTTATGTTAAAAGACTGTAATACAGAAATGGATGTGAAGTGTAAAGTTTTGGAATGGCTTTCAAGGGCAGCATACAAAACAGAGCCATACAGCACTAAAAAGAGCAACGACAAATTTCATAAATTTATTTTGCAAGGGATAAATGACTTTCTTGGTACTACTTTTTCAGAGAAAGATATGGAAAAGATATACACATATTTGGGAAACAGATGTAACCATGAAAAAACAATAAATTTTATTACCAACGGATATGATATGAGCATTTTAAAAGAATAGGTGGTGATTTTTTGAGTGGTGGAAGTTTTGGTTATTTGTGCTACAAAGATGTTTCTGAGTTAATGGAACCGTCAGGTATCTCCGAACTTGAAAGCATGGTGCAGCACTTACAGGAATACGGTTACGAGGACATAGCACGAGATACACAGCGGTTGATTGAGTACATCCAGTCAGCAAGTATCAGAATTGAGGTTTTGAGCGAGAATCTTAACGGTGTTTTCCATGCGGTAGAGTGGCATGAGAGCGGAGATATTCGCAGAGAGACCATGATTGCGGAACTGGAAAAGTACAGGAATGGTGGTGCGAATGGCTGACACATTTTATAGACCACTTACACCACAATTAAGAAGTGAAATAATGCAGAGCATTGATTCTAACATATCCGAACTGAATACCTGCCAAAACAATGCTTTAGTCAATATGCAAAAGACAGGATATGGGGCGTTGAAAAATATTATAAATGCTTTGCCAGACGGATATTTAATTCCATTTGAAAGGCGGTGAAGTGTTTGGCTGATTGGAAGAATGTAGCAAAGGCAAAAGCCATTGAGAAAAAGAACCGTGAACGCATACTGACTGTTAATCCTTATGTGGACGAAAAAAGCGGAATTTATTTTCTGACAAGGACGGATGAGGACAGTTTTCGATATGCCTATATCGGGCAAGCGGTCAATCTGCTTTCAAGGCTTGCCGGACACCTTAAAGGCTATCAGCACATAGACCTGTCAATCAAAAGTCATGGACTGTATTCCACGGAAAACATCTACGGTTGGAAAATCGGATTTATGCACTATCCGGCTGAAGAGTTAGATAAGTGGGAACAATACTGGATAAAGAAGTATGCTGACGGTGGTTATCAACTTAGAAACAAAACGAGTGGTAGCCAGGGTGAGGGTAAGAAGCAGATCGCAGAGTACCGACCGGGAAAAGGTTACCGTGATGGGCTGGCACAAGGTAAAATCAACCTTGCAAGGGAACTGGCGAACATTGCAGACAAGCATCTGGTCATCAGTTTGAAGCCTGAGAAGCAGAACAATTCCGTGTCGCAAAGACAATTTGTTCGGTTTATGGAACTTTTGCATGGAGAAAAGGATGGTGAAAGTAATGAATAAAACAGACTATGAAGTACTTTTACAATACGTTGAAGAAACTGACAAGGAGTTTTATGAATCTCTTTCTACTCAAAAACAAATTATGTATCTTTGCTATCAATATGGAACTGAATCTTTTAAAAAATACTTATTTAAGTATAGATTTCAGCAAGTCTGCAATAAATTAAAGGAGTTTTTCAGAAAATGGTGAAATACGAAGGTGAATGCTGCGGATGTGCAACTGAAGCTTATCCATGTCTCGGCAATAGGTGCCCGAACATAAATGTGAAACATTTGTATTGCGATGATTGTAAGGAAGAGGTAGAGGAACTTTACGAGTTTGACGGTGTACAGTTTTGTAAGGAATGCCTGTTAAAGCAATTTGAGAAGATTACATGAGCGAAAAAAATTACGATTGTAGCTGTTGGAATGAGTACCCAAACACAATGCACTCAATCAACGGACGTACTCACAAACCGTATCAAAGTGGTAGATGGAAATGTGTTGATTGCTACGAATATGTAGGAAAATCAGAATACGGTGCTACTCATTGCAAAAGGAAAGAGCCAGAACTTGAAAAGAGGTGATACATAAAATGCCAAAACGATATGACAATCCGCAGGAAATTTTGAAAATCATGCGGCAGACAGAACTTTTGAAGCAGTCTGCGGAGAGAAGCCCATTTACCGGAATACTGACACTGTTCTGCTATACCTTGTGGAAAGACTACAAGTACTCACAGACGAAGCTTTATGACTTCTGCGGTAAATTCACCGAGTACAACGAAAAGTACGAGAATGAGCCTTATACGGAGTTACAGAGTAGGCTTAACGATTTTGCAGACTGGACGATTGAGTACAAGGAATTTACCGAAGCTGATTATCCACATTACAAGTCGGTTGTAGCGCAGAAATGCATCAGGGAACAGGTCAGATGTAACAACCTTATCAATGAGTTGTCCACAAGGTACATCCTATATGGAATGGTAATTCTTATGGAAGATGGATTTAGTAAGAAGAAGCTGACGAATTTCAAGGATAAGTTTTCTGACCACATGGACAAAGCAGGAGACAAGTGCAACGGAAAAGATTTTATGGACTTGTGGAGAGAACTGGTGGAAAACACCGGAATCTATATTGAGAAGCCTATTTTTGAGTAAGGAGTTCTAAATGGCAGAAAAAAGAATGTTCAGCGCAAAAATAATTGAGAGTGATGCTTTTTTGGATATTCCTGCTACGGCTCAAATGCTTTATTTCCATATCTGTATGAACGCTGATGATGACGGATTTGTAAATAACCCACGGAAAATCATAAGGATGTGCGGTGCTTCTGATGATGATTTGAAAGCATTGATAGACAATAGATTCCTTTTATCTTTCGATAGTGGTGTTATGCTTGTAAAGCATTGGCGCATTCACAACTACATTCCACCGGATCGTTACAAGCCATCTTGCTACGTGGATGAAAAAAGCAAAATAGGTGTAAAGCTAAACGGAGCATACACCACAGACCCTAAAAAGATGATTTCTCCCGTAGAGGGAAATCCAAAGAAGCGTTGTTACGACAATGAAATCAAACTTGATAAGAGGTGATGCAAATGCAAATGACAGGCTATGAATTGTTGGCGAATTATAAAAAAGCAGAGGACAAGGACAAACAGATTCAGATTCTTGCGGATTTGAACCACATTCCGGTTGATATGGTGAGTTTTGTGATTGATAACAGTGAGAAATTTGATACTTCAGAGACACCGTTATCCACAGAAGAATTTGCCAAGTGGTGTGAAACGGAACTTGACCGTGTGGATGCTTATATCCATGCCCAGGAAATATATTATAGAGAACTTTGCAATGTATACAGAATCGCAAGTACATACGGGAAAAGGAGTGCAAAATCGTGAGCAGAGGATTTCATAGCGAGAATGAATTATACAGTATGCAAAACAGTTCTATTGTGGGGCATTTTGACCACTGGAATCATATTCCATATGACTGCAGTTATCCTCAATTTGCAGAGAGACCGAGGATTCCGGAAAGGAGCAAGGATGGAGAGACTAACAACTAGAAATATAGCCGGAGTGGCGGTATATAAGCATCCGTTTGAATGCGAAAGATGCGGAGAGACAATTTGGAGACTGCCTGATTACGGTAACGGAAGTCCAACGGAGAAGCTAGCCGCCTATGAGGATGCCGAGGAGAAGGGACAATATGGCAAGTGGATTCCGGTTAGCGAGAGACTGCCGGAAGAATCTCTTAATAGCGTAATTGGATGGGATACATATCGAAACCGTTGTTGCTTTGTACAATATTTGGGAGGACGGTTTGTCCTCGGTGATGATATTGATAGCGTAAATGTTATAGCTTGGATGCCACTGCCGGAGACGTACCAGGAAAGTGAGGTAGAATATGGCAAATAGGAACACACTGCATAGCAACAAATGGGATGCTTTTCGCAAATGGCTTATCAAAACCGGATGGACGATTGAAGAACCGAAAGGTATATGGGAAGTATTAAGAGCAAAAAAGGCAGGAAGACAGAATCCCTTGATTGTCTATCAAAAAATGAACAAAGAGCATTTAAGCGTGCTGGACAGAGATATTGATGTCATCAAGAGATTTTTGCAAGAAAAGTAGGTGGAAGATGGTGAAATGTAATAACTGCAAGAATTTAGAAACAAAGGATAACGGGTTTGATGCGTACTCATGGTGCGACAAAATCAACGACTGTCCGCATGAGGACATAGAAAGAGATTGCGAGCACTACTCCCCTATGACCAACGCAGACCGGATCAGGAGAATGACGGACGAAGAACTGGCGATGGCGCTATTATGTGTCCTGCGGAATTTATTAAAAAGTGACAAGGTATGTAATGATTGTACGTTGGCATGTTTACAGAAAGAAAGCGAGGAACAGTAATGAAGACAGTAACAATCGAACTTATTAATGGATATTTTATCGAGGTGGACGAACTGAACCACACTCTTAAGCAGAGATACCAGGGAGAGACCAAGGATGGCGAGAAAAAGTCTGCGGAAAGAACCATAGGATATTATCCCAGTGTCAGAGCGTGCGTGGAACGCATTGTAAAGCTTATTCCACTGGATGAAAACGATGGCAAGGTAATTTCTATGCGAGAGTATGTTGACGAGGTTGAAAAAGCCTTTAAGAGAATTTCCGAATTGAATTTGTAGGAGGAATTAGGATGCAGGATAGATATTTATTCCGTGGAAAGCGGATTGATAACAGGGAATGGGTACATGGTTACTTGTTTGATGATGGATTTGAAAATGGAAGAGTATTTATTGGCGGAATTGTTATTGAAAAATACAATGGAACTGCTTGTGATGATTGGAATGTTACTGGTATAAATTTCTACGAGATAGACCCGAACACTATCTGCCAGTGTACCGGACTTAAGGACAAGAACGGCAATCTGATTTGGGAGAATGATATTGTAAATGGCAGTATTAAGCGTGGAGCGGCATTTTACAGATGTTTGGTTCTGTGGAATGAGTGCAAGGCAAGATTTGATGTGAGAGCTCAGAGCTGCAATTTCCCAATGACACTTGATGAGTGCACAGATGATATTTCTATGAGTGGTTTTGATTATGAGGTTCTCGGTAACAAGTTTGACAATCAGGAACTGTTGGAGGAGTAATATGGCGACATGCAAACGCAAAAATCGTAATTGTCGGTATGAGTATAATCAAAATTCTTACCAGTGCAAGAAATGTATTGAGGAAAAATTAAATCAATATCCGATTACTTGTGAAGATTGTCATTACGGTGGTTGGGGAATATGCAATAAAAGAGGTAAGAATCAGCGGAGAATGAGACCTTGTGAGGATTTTAAATGGAGTTAAGGAGGGTAGCCATGACGGAGAATGAAGCAATAGAAGAATTAAAATATGATTGTAATGAACTTGGAAAAGCAATTCCATGTGATACATCATGGGGTGAATCTTTTGAAAATGCTTATGCAATGGCAATAAACGCACTGGAAGAAGTACAGAAGTACCGCCAGATTGGAAAGATTAGCACCTGTAAGAATGCCGTTGAGATCTGCAAAGCTATGATCGAGCGTGGGATTGACCCGGACAATATCGCTGAGTACATCAAGTTTGAGGATAACCTGATGCAAAGAGGGTACGACCTCAAAAGGCTGCTTGAGATGATGGAGAAGCATAAGCAGTACTGCCAAATCGGCACGGTGGAGGAATGCCGTGAAGCTGTGGAGAAGCAGACGGCGAAGAAACCAACACTTATTGACTATAAAAAATATGCAAATTTCGTAGATAATGCACATTTTCTTCGAGATGCATATTGGTGTCCTAATTGCAAACGAGTTGTAAGAAGCGGTTCATTCTGCGATGGTTGTGGTCAGAAATTAGATTGGAGGGCGAACGATGAAAATACTGATTGATATTCCAAAGGAATTTGAAGTGGACTATAACACAGACCGATTCGCAGATTTCTTCCAACGATGTATTGCGGATATGGGCACCTGCTGTGGTAACTATGAGCAGGAAACCGTAGAGATGATGGAAAAGGCATTCGCAGAGAGCAGACTTTACGACCCGGACAAGGCTGTGGAACAGTTGGAAGAACGCACAGAATTCCTGAAAGACTGTGCGAAGTATGGAAATAAGACAAAAGATCAGCAGTCAAAATCCTACGACACTATGATGATGTACGAAGTCAAGGATTTGGTAGATGATTTGTTAGAGATCGTAAAGGCAGGTGTAGCAGATGCGAAAACCGATTCCTAAATCAGTTAGAAAATTAGTGTATGCGAAATACAACGGTCACTGTGCTTACTGTGGATGTGAGATACCGGAGAAAGGTTTTAATGTAGATCATTTGCATTGCATCAGAAATTATGAGTACACCGAAGAATTTACCGGAATTGACGTACACGGCATAAGCAATCTGATGCCGTCCTGCGGTTCATGCAATCGTTATAAGGCAACAATGGATTTAGAAACATTCAGAAAACAGTTGCAGAAGATACCGGATAGACTGAAAAGAGATGTGTGTACATACAATATAGCCTTGCGGTATGGCATGGTGCAAGAAAACAGAGAACCGATAAAGTTCTATTTTGAGAAAGTAGGTGGAGCAGATGCAGAACATTGATTACACCGCCCTGTACGAGCAGAATAAGGACTTTAAGCGGTACGTTGACAGATACTGCGTAAAGCACAGTATCAGCGTCGCAGAAGCCTTACAGCATTATCTGGTGCAGATGGCAGGGAGACAGTACAAGGAACAGAGTGAAACAATAGTTAGATAAAATCAAGAAAGGAGCCGAGACTCTGGCCAGAGTGAAGCATATGCGGTCTCCTTGAAAAAATGAGTGATTTAGATAAGTTTGATTACGAATGTCAGAATCAGATGAGCATTTTTGACCTGATACGTGAACAGATACGTATTACAAAGCCTATAAGGCTGATAGAACTGTTTGCCGGATATGGTTCGCAGGCAATGGCACTGGAAAGAATCGGTGCAAAATTTGAGCATTACAGAGTTGTTGAGTTTGATAAGTATGCCGTAGCAAGCTACAATGCGGTGCATGGCACAGATTTTCATACAATGGACATAACAAAGGTTCATGCGGATGATTTGAATATCTGCAATACGGAAGCCTTCACTTACTTACTTACTTACTCGTTTCCATGCACCGATTTATCGGTTGCCGGGAAGCAAGCAGGAATGAAAAAAGGTAGTGGAACACGGTCCGGTCTTTTGTGGGAAGTTGAACGGATTCTGAAAGAGATAAGAGATGGTGGAGGTGAGTTACCACAGATTTTGTTCATGGAAAACGTGCCACAAGTCCATGCCGATGCAAACATGGTAGATTTTCAAAACTGGATCGATTTTCTGACAAGTCTTGGATATGTAAGTTACTGGCAGGACTTAAACGCAAAGAACTACGGAGTGGCACAGAACCGTGAAAGATGTTTCATGTTTTCATTTTTGGGAGAATATTCATATAATTTTCCTGAAGCTATACAACTTACAAAAAGAATACGTGATTATCAAGAAGAAGTGATTGATGACAAATTCTATGTAAGTGATAAGGCATTGAAAGGATTTTTGGAACACGCAAAAAAGCAGAAAGAAAAAGGAAATACTTTTCATGCAGTGATTAAAGATGTTGATGACATTGCATCAACAATACCAGCTAGATATTACAAAGATGGTTCTAATTGTCTTATAAAAGTTGCTGGAAGAATAAATTCATCGCAGGATGGAAAAGTTGTTTATACAGATGGAATTGCACCTACACTTACAGTTGGTCATTGCAATGTACCAAAAATAGCAGAGCCAGCAATGAGAAAATTATATGAAAGTGTGAAATTACAACATAGTATTCGAAAGCTGACACCGATAGAATGTGGACGTCTTATGGGAGTATCTGATGAAGATATCTCCAAGATGGCAGCGGTCAACAGCAACACACAGCTTTACAAGCAGTTTGGTAACAGTATCGTGGTTGATGTGATGTGTGCAATGTTCAAAAACTTAAATATTGAGCAAGAAAGTGAAATCAGAAAATAAAAAGTGAAATAGTAACTCAAAATTTGAGTTAAGAAATGAAAAATTTAATTAAAAATTTGAGTTATCTATCGAAAGAAACTCAAAAGAAAGTTAAAAAACAGGAGGAAAATCACATGAAATATTGCATTGAAACAACGGATAATGGTTGCATTGAAACATTGGAAATGTCTAAAAACGAAAAATTTCAGAAAAAATCAACAAAAACAGAATATGGTTGTACATCTTCTGATCCTGATTTTTCGGATCAGTTGGAAGAAGCAGGGTATTGTGATGAAATCGTGGAGAAAGTATATGACTTATATGATGGGTGCGAAACTCTTGATTTTATTCAGCTGGCAGAACTGGTAAATAAGTAACTTTGAATTGCGAAAAGATGAAGATGATGTACAGCTGGGATATGTCCTAATCTTAATGGAGTTCGCAGGTGGAGAATATACTGGACGGACAGAGGTGCGCCGGATACGGTACGTGCTCCGGGATTTACCAGAGTATGGATTGATGCCAGGATAATGTATCATCGGATGGTAAAGGAGGATGCTATGAAAAATAAAAATGTGTGGTTTGCTTATGCAGCAGCTTGGATATCTACGGCAACAGCGGTGATATTTGCTATCAAATATACCGGATCAGCGTGGTGTTTAGTGGCACTGGTGCTGCCGGCAATGCAAAAGATAAGTATCAGCAATGATGAAGAGAATGGTAAATAACTTAGGAGGTGAAGTGAGATGGCTATAAATGCAAAATGTAATGATTGCAATGAACCAACGAAATATGTGGTTGGATTTTTCGATGGCAAGAATGGAATCCACGGTTGCCTTTATGATTGCCACAACGAGGAATGCACAATAAAGCAAATAATGGAAGTGTCTGCATCGAAAGACATTCAGGAAAGAGCGAAAATACAACTTGCTAACGGTGACAAGGATATGTACGCAGGCTATATTGCAGCACTCAGAAGAGATGCGAAAGTGTCCATGTTTAAGATGGCACAGATTGCCGGATGCAGTTCGGCAGATTACAGCGCATATGAGCATGAGCGGAAAGAATTTGATCCGGAAGTGTATCGGAAATGTAAGGAGTACCTGGATAAGGTAAGAAATTAAGTATGTAACTTAGGATTTAGGAGGTAGAGATGAGCAAACGACCGGAAATTACAAAGGAACTATCCATGTCATTGGAAAAATACATAAATCCTAAAAATGACACAAGAATTTATATGGCTAAAGAGGTCACATTTGATTATGCGACAACACATGCAATCAGAGTGGACTATATGAAATTTAAGCCTGTTAATAACACAGTTTCCGGAATTGAAAAAGGGGATTTCTATTGTTATGAAGTAAAATCTTCTATTGAAGACTTCAATTCAGGACACGGCTTGAACTTTATAGGCGATTACAATTATCTTGTGATGCCAGAAGAAGTTTATACGGCGGTTTCAAATAAAATTCCTTACTTTGTAGGGGTACTTGTTCCAACAGAAAGCAGTTGGCGTAATAACTGGAGAGAATTGACAGTAATTAAGAAGGCAAAACGTAGAGACAGAGAAAAACCATTATCGGAAATGCTTTTTATGATGTTTCGTTCTGCGTCGAGAGACAGATATAAAGTATCTTAAACTGAAAGTTAGTGAAGGAGAGCGGAAATGTGTGATTTTTGCGAGAAGTATGCAAATGTAAGCGGCAAACATGGAACTATTAGGCTGGGAGCAGAGAATTGTATGCTCTTTGCCAATAGTGAAAACGAGCCGATGGGAGCAATAAAAATAAAAATCTGCCCGCTGTGCGGCAGAGAATTGACGGACAAAAAGTAAAGGAGAAGATAATGGGAGGAATCATACAAATACTTTTATTGACATCTGCAGCTTTCTTTGCTGGTAGGGCTTCTGAACAGGAAAAGTTATGCGGATTAATGTCAGAATTTTTCTCAGATGAAAGAGTCAAGATTGATTTAACTAAGCATTCAAAAGATTTTTACGATGGCATCATTTATCTGGGTGATTATATTTACAAGCGAGTGAAATGAAATCCTTGATAAAACAAAATGTACTGCACCGGGATAAATCCACGAATACAGAACATTTGTTCCATTCAAACAAATAATACCATGACTTGAAATATCTGTCAATGGTCACTGTTACATAAAAACAGCGGTACACCCACCGACCAAAGATATCATCTACCGCTCAACTGCTTACCAGTATCATAAAATATGATTACCTGGCAGGCAATAGAAAGAGGTACACTTATGACGAAAAATGACCTGATTAATGAAGTTGCCTATGAACTGGACGATTTTTTAAGCAAGGAACAGATTGACCGCATGAAAATCACCTTGTATGTAAAACTGCAGGACTTTGAGCTGGTAGAGAGTAAACAATTGCCGGTTGTCGTAGATCACGATAACGAATGGCTGATGCAGAGATACTGCGTCGATGGAGTAGCGGAAGGACTGCATAAAGGCACAATTCGCAGCTATATCGGTATCATCAGTAAGTTTTTTAACCATGTTGGCAAAAATTACAAAGCAATTACTGCACAGGATATCACAGATTACCTTGCTATCAGGAGTTACCGGGATCATATCAGCCAAAATTATAAGTCCACCATATACCGGTATCTCTGCACGTTCTTCGGCTGGGCATTCCGTAAACAGCACATCCAGCATAATATCATTGACGGTGTGGATCGTGTGAAGCAGGTGAAAAAGAAGAAGGTGCGCCTGACGGATGAAGAGGTTGAAACTATCCGTTATGCATTACAGACACCCAAGGAAAAGGCATTGTTTGAGTTGATGATCTGCACAGGAATGCGAGTAGGCGAGATCTCCGCTTTGAATGTGTCAGATATTGATTTAGTGCACAGGCAGGTATCAATCTATGCCGAGAAGACAGACACCTACCGCACCGGAATGCTTACACCGGTAGCGGTCATGGCATTAAGAAATTATATCGGGGACAGACCGGGAACAGATCCGTTATTTTTGGCAGATAGAGCACCATATAACCGGATGCGCACATACGGTATCGAAAAGCTGGCTAAAGAAATAGCTGTCCGGGGAGGAGTAACCAGGATCACAGCCACGGTGCATGTGTATCGTAAGACATTTGCAAGCGTATTATACCGTAAGACGGGTGATGTATTGCTGGTGAGTAAATTGCTGGGCCATGCAAAGCCTGACATGACGGTCCAGTACTATCTTGTGGATGATATAGAGGAGATGCAGCACAAATACAATAGAGTAGCATAATAGGAGAATGGCTTATGATTTGACAAAAACGAAGTAATATGCTATATTCTAATCAGTCTCACAGCGTAGATGGTCGTTGTGATGGTTCCGCTGCCGATTCTG